AACACAAAAGTGAATTATTTAACTATTTACAAGTTAAGTTTGGTTACTCGATTGGTGAAATTAAACCGTTTAACAATATGTTTATCGCGGCAATTAAGGATAAATAACTATTTAGATTTTTCTAACAGTCTGCTTTCTGACGCTCTCTTTGCGTTGTACTTTGCAGAACATTTATAGTGACAAAAAGGTCCTTTACGGTCAGGTTGTTTTTGTTTCTTGCCGCACCACGCCTTGAGCTTTGACCCTTTCAAGGAAAACGAAACGCCGCAGGTCGGACACACAGCGTGTAAAACAAAAATTTTCATAAAAAAAAGAGAGACTCGGTTATTAAACCCGAATCCCTCCCTTAGAGCAAGCTAGGAAAAGTAAAATTAATGTGGAGATAATCCGTATTTTGTTTTGACGTTGTAACGAGCTAAAGCAAAACAGTTAACAAACGGGTATCTTTTTGTTTCGTTACCCATAGGATCAAAAATAATCCTGCCGTTATAAGGGTTTTCTAACTTACACCGATCTAGTTCCTGGTTATACACCTCTGAATATTTAATCGAACGTTGACCTTCTTCTCTAACCTGCTTTAGAAACGAATAAATAAATAAAGATGCAAAAAGAAGTAAAACCCAAAAAGTTGTAAAACTTAGAAGAAGTCCCAAGAGACTAGGGGATCGGTACGCTAGAGCAGTTATAGGAAGATCTTTGCTTTTGAGATCGATTTTAATGTCGTTAGTCATGTGAGCTAGGTGTGAACCATACGTATGGTAGCACATTATGACTCCTTGTCAACTCTCAGGGGGCTGCTAGTATACTGATGTCAACAAAGAGACACAGCACATGGCCGAGGCTCCACCTCTAGATCAAAGATATACAATAACTCACGGCTGGTACAAACATCTTACCGATGGTTATGAAATTATTAAAAAACATGAACCAGCAAAAAAATTAGTTTTTGATCCTAAAAGCGAAAGGCTTATTGTCGAAATAGGCATGTATGAAGGAGCTTCAACTGTTTGGTGGATTGATAACTTCCTAACGCACGAAAATAGTAGGTTAATCGGAATTGATCCGTTTACCGGGTCAAAAGAGAACATTGAAAACCCAGAAGCACACCCGACCTTAGATAAAATTGAAAAAATCACAAAGAAAAATGTATCTTTGAGTAAACACCCAGAAAAAGTTGATATTTATAAAGGTTGCAGTTGGGATTTGTATTCAAAATTGCAACCGGAGTTCGAGGAAGGGATTGACATTCTTTATATCGATGGTGCCCACGACAGTTTGTCGGTTTGTAGAGATATTGCTCTGTATTACCCTCATGTAAAGCCAGGTGGGGCCTTGATTTTTGACGACTATGGAGCAGAATCTGTCAAAAAAGCCGTGGACTCCTGCCTAAGTTTGTTTGGAAATATTGAAAACGCTTTCTACACAGGTTGGCAGCTCTGGTGTGTCAATGGAAAGTAATAAAACAGTTAATCTTATCTGGTTTGGCGAAAGCGCAAACTTGTGGGGTAGAAGTTGGATCGAAGAACTATTAAAGGATGTGGATTTAGTGTACCACTACCCAAAAGACAAAGAAGGTGCGGTTTTACTGGACAATTGCATTGTGGTCACAAACAATAGCGAGTCATACAACTACATAGAAGCGTTAGATCGAGCTAATAAAAAGTATGCGGTGATTCTGTTATCGGACGAAACTTTAACAGAACCCATGTTTTACTTGTCAAGCCCTAACTGTATATACGCGGCACGGAACTATTTTAGTCCGCGTTACTGGCGCGACGATAAAGTATTTACTTTTGGCCTCGGCCACAGGCACAAATTTGAACACTACGTAACTCCGAAGGTATTAGCCTCAAAAAGACGACGTACGTGGAGTTTCGCAGGTTCTTTAAAAGCAGACCGAATACACGCATTTGACTGTTTTAAAGATATAAAGCCTTACCAATTAAACATAATTGAGTTTTTTAACGATTCAAAAGGGCTAACTACTGAAGAGTATGCAGATTTGTTGTCGGATACAGTTTTTTGTTTAGCACCACAAGGTGGTTGTAATATAGATTCTTTTCGAATCTACGAGGCTTTAGAGGCTGGAAGCATACCCGTGGTACTAAAACAGACGGAATATCAAAAAATACATCCTTCGTACTGGCATTCTATTTTTATAGGCGAAAAAGATATGCCTTTTGTGTGTGCGTCATCTTGGGAGGAAGCAGCGCAAATTTGTAAAAAAATAATTCAAGAAGATCGTGCGAACGAAATTCAGAAAAAATGTAGTGTTTTCTGGGACTCGTGGAAACTTAAATGGCGTTCTACCTTTGCCACGCGGACCGAGCAACTCAAAAAAGAATAAACGCTAAAAATAAGAATTAAATTTTTTTAACCAGGGCCTGTCAATATAGTGCTATACTCAGGTTTGGGGTCACTTCACCCCGCTGATTGTAAAAGGGTTCTCGCGGGCCCCGTCGTATAAGTGCTGTATATAAAAAAAAGGCCGGATTGCGGGCAGCTAATTGTTACATTGCGGCAGCCTAAGTAATACATAGCAATCGCGCTAAGTGTTACTTAGTGTGCGCTTAGTTATCTAATAGGCACAGAGTAGTACCTATGTACTATCCCGCTTTTGGGTTTTCCACAGGCTGTGGAATACGGGGGGCACGTTAAGATTTATTTCAATTAACCAAAGCTTAACCTTGCTGTGATATACGCGGGCGCGTACGCGATCGTTATATGATCCAACCAAACCAGCCAAGTAGTACATCTGCTCAAAGGTTAACCGAACTTTAACCAAACCTTAACCGAATGTTAATTGACAGCGGATCCGATCCGGTGCATGCTTAGCTCATCGATCCCAAGGGACCGATCGAACCTAGACAATCGAATAGATTCAAGCCAAGCCGTGAACCGTTCACCTTGCCTTGCCGCGGGATCCTCGCATCGCCATAGTTAAACCTATGAGATGGTGCCGGATCCTAGGACAGGCTTAGTGTAACTATACGTGAGCAGCTTAAATCTATTTGATTCTAGGTTTGTGAACCTTGACAATCTGATTAGTTCACCCGTAGCTAGATAGCTAGCACGGATAGCCTACACTATGGGTGAACCTATCTACATAGCTTCCTAAATATAACTAACTGAATGTGACAATCAGTTATTTATATTTACAGCGTAACAGTTTGGATCTGGCACTGTATCCGAATCTAGTAGGGCTTTGGTATTAACCAATGGAGCTTCACCTAGACCAAACTGTAAACATATAGTGGCAGCATATTAACTCTCACAACTACTACAGCTGAATCCTACAGTTCGCAACTGTAACTAGCCCACACCTTTAAGTTATCTTATTGACAGTGTGGAAACTTAATACATAAGATCTAAGTGTATGAGTTAGCTACCCTTTGCAGTTCATTCTGTAACGTGTAGCTAACTCTATGCACTGTTTAAGTTTATAAGTTAATTAATCTGGTTGCATCTATTGGGTGCCATGGTTACTGTAACTAACTAAGATCTTAGTTTAGTATAGGATCATTCGTGATCTTATTAGATCATCATGCTTAAACGTTCTCCTCCTGTGTATTACATAGGATGAGAACCTTTTGGTTCTCTATCCACTTAATCCAGGTGTTATTCATGACTGATTTTGATTACGATTTGGCCCATGAATTAAAGCTTCACGCAGACAATTTGACGGTTCATTTTAACAGTGTAGGTAAAACCTTAAGTAAATTCTGGCTTAAAGGTTGTTTTGATTATGAACGTGCCTCTGGTTATATCTACAGAAACCTAACTATTCCAGCTGCTAAAGATTACCACAGTGTATGTGGCTCACTAACACAATCTTGGTTTGGAATGTTTCCTATTCCAGAGCGTAAGTATGTTACGGAAAAGATCTTAATGGAGTTCTTAGATGAGTTTCACTCAGGTAACTTTTGGGAATAATACTTTAAGTTTATTATCCACTTGCACTTCAACATTATGACTGGCTTGAAACCATTTGCTGGCACCTTTATCTACAAAGGTGTGCAAGTTAATTGCATTGATCCATCACGTAGATTAGGCGGTGATTTGTTTTACTTTCAATCGCCACTAACTAACAAGATTGTATGGACAGCCACGCCTAACAAAGCCCGCAAACTTATCAAGGAGATTATTTAATCATGGAACGAATCATTTATCCTCTGGAGGTAACATTTGCCTCCATCAATGTAGGCCAGCAGTTTATACCCAAAGGGGGTGGATTGTGCATCAAAGCAACTAATCGAACTGCGGATCTTTGCTTATTAACTCATAAGAAACGTGTGTACTTTAAGCAAACAGATATTGTTTATTATTACTAACCACACCAAAATCAAACCAAGGTATTAATCATGACCCGCAAAACTTTCAATGTGTCAGAGTTCAGGGATTACGTTAACTCTAAACTTGTGCTTGATTATTTATCAGATGATGAAAAGTATGGGTTGATTACTGCACTTGATCACCTGTTAAGTGAGACCGGAAACTATAAAGGATTCGGTTATGTTTACAAGGATGATGTAAGGCCATGCTTTCCAGATAAAGTAGGCGATGAAGCAAGTAATCCTTCATGGGATAAATCCCGTGACATGCGCAGAAAGTATTATTAAACCACACTAAACTCGCACTAACAATGGATCTTCACTCACAACTTGATCACCTACTAACTCAGTGGGACATCAAACAATCTGCCAAACGTTATTACAATCCGTTTGCCTTAGGTATTTACTTAAGGCAGGCAGAACGTATTGTTGAAAGTGTTAGCCAAGGCGCCACAATTAGTGACGCTATAGATGAACATTTTAACGACAGAATTGCAGCAATGCTGCACAAAAAGTTTTTTTAATTCATTTTTACACACAATCATCATGGCTAAGTATGTTCATTTAGTATGGATTCCTAAAGAGAATAGGATTGATCAGTGCTTCAGCAACGTTAACGAAGCCTATAAGTATGCAAGACATACTTACGGCACTGATGAATACGTGGAATCATATAGATTATGGGATGAGTTTCAACTACTACAAGAAGATGAAGAATCAAACATACTGTACGGAACTAAGTAACAATTCTGTCACAAATTAACTATTATCACGGATGGCACAAAATGACAACTTGCGGACTTACAAAATTGAATTAGTTATCAGTGTGCGTAAGGACATTAGCAGCCCGTTAGTGTGGCTGCCCGACTGTATCTATGACAACATAGATATGCCAACTGGCGAAAACCTATTAACATTCAACATGGAGGAATTAAACTCATGATCAACACTGAATGGCGCCAACTTATTGAGAATATTAATGAGTTGGACAAACAACTTATCAACACAACTAACACATTGGAGTATGAATCTTTGCTGCTACAAATTGAACATCTAGAGACTAAATTGCAGCAGGTAACTGTTGTTTAACTCCGCTTCGCGGGGCCAAATCACACACTACTCTAGCACTCACTCACTAACACAATCGCCATGTTCTTTGAGATTATTTCTATTGCGTTTGACGCTTCAGATGAAGATCGAACAGCACAACAAGCACACAATTTAGAGATGGAACTTAACAACGAATTCAGAGGATTACTAATAGAAGCTGACAACTCAGATGAAGTACCTGAGCTAGTTGAAACACTAGCTAGGGTTCCACTTGTGGACATTATGGTTAAGCCTGTAAATCCTTTCTCAAAGTTAACATCAAACTAAACACACAATGACTAACTCAAATCTATTGTCTATTGGAGTTGGCAACGCCAAACTTAGCAAGTCCACGCTGACATTTTCCCTACCTGCGGGTAGGACTTGCCCAGGTGCTAAAGACTGTAAGGCTTGGGTTAATTTATTTGGCAAAATTCAAGACGGCGAACACACCATATTTAGATGTTTTGCCGCATCTAACGAGGTTATGTACCCTAACGTACATAAGTCTAGGATGCACAATCTGCACACAATAACAGACGCATTCCAATCTGGTACTGTACATAGTGCATGCGATTTACTAAAGGCAAGCATCGACAATAAGTTAACTAAATCAATCGATAAGTTTAGAATCCACCCTAGCGGTGACTTCTTCAGCGTCGCATACTTACAAATGTGGCTTAACGTAATCGAACACTACCCAACTATAAAGTTTTACGCTTACACAAAGTCGTTAAAGCTGTTTGTCTTTAACAACAGCCTGATGCAATTGCCTGATAACTTCTTTGTAACAGCTTCGCACGGTGGCTGGGATGAACATCTTGAAAGTCTATTCCCACGGGTGGCTTATGTTGTAAACACTGAAGATGAAGCTGCGGAACGTAACTTAGAGGTTGATCATGACGATAGCCACTGCTTTGGTTCAAAGTCATTCGCTCTCCTAGTACATGGAACACAGCCAGCTAATAGTATTGCCGGGGCCGCTATTAGAGCACGTCGCAAAGCTGGCAAACATGCTGGCTACTCTTACAAGACTAAGCAACCATCACTCGCAGTAATTTAAATGTCTACAAATCAAGACTCAAGTATTAAGTTTCCTTGCACATCGTGCGGCTTATGTTGCACTATGGTCGGAGACATACTAGACAATAAGGACAAAGTAGAAGACCCCTTAACTAAACAACTGATCGATGAGTTTCCGTATGTAACCCACGCGGGTGTGTGTGAGAAACTTGTAAATAACAAGTGTTCAGTTTATGAAAATCGACCAACCCTATGTAACATAACCAAAGTCGCAACTTTAAGAGGGTTTGATTTACCAACCTACTACAAATTTAACGCCACTTTATGTAACAGTTGGATCCAACTCAACAAACTAGACAAGTCCTTCCTGATCAACATGGAGCAATTTGATGACTTTAACTAAGTACGTAGTAACCGTGGACTTTGAGTCAAACGATGGCGAACAATTTAGTAAAACAATTGTTCGACATTTCCCTACAACTAAAGATTTAGAAAGGTATGCTGCTGGGTTTGCAGATGGATTAGCTTTAAGTTGCGACGGTGCAGTATTAAGCTGCACAACTTTACCAGTTAATTAACAATCCAACCTTTCCAAGGGTCTTTACCCTCATCAGATAACTTCTTTAATAACTTAATTGTTTGATCGGGTAAATGTTGCCCAAGGAAGTTTAAGGAAGCGTCAACATCAGAATACGAGCCAGAATCAAAATTAGGATAAGATTTATTATTTAATACGGGTGACGAAAAAGAGTCACCTTGCCCAGCCAGCATGGCTGATATTACTCCATTAAGTAAATCGTCAGCCTTCACAACATCAACCCAAGTATCTGAATTCTAACCATGAAACTCACAGTCAACGTTTATGCGGATCCCGGCCACAGCTGGGCCGCAATTAAACGACACAAAGCTATAGAAATTATGAAGATTCATTTTGCAGATATAAGCAATTTCAGTTATCAACGAGGTAAGACTATTTATCTAGAGGAAGATGATGACTTCCCGTTGTTTGTGTCGTGCGCTAAAGCTGAGAAAATTAAGTTAGACATTTGCCACCATCACACAAATCGAGTCAGTCAAATACGTAATTATGCTTCGTTTGACCCAAATTGTAACGACGTTTATAGTATTTTGCGTTTAATAGAAGATGATAGTACTTGCTTACAACAAGCTAAGAACTAACAATTACAAATCCCTACACTTTTTGCAAATGAATCACCCTACTTCAGCTAGTGCCGCCATTGTTTGCGGTACTTTACTTGGTTTTGGATTAACACTGATTCTTCAAAATTTGATCAACATTCACGTGTCCAAAAACTGCGACACAACGCTAAACCAAGTAATCACCGTTTCCGGTGTGACTGGTAAAGTTAAATATTGCATCTCTACAAAACTTCTTCACGGTCCTAGTGACCTAAACCTAAATCAATGATCAGCTTTATAAAATTCAAACATTGGTACTTCTTACTCCGTGGACCCACGCGGTGGCGCGTTAGTTTTTAAAAAGTATCGTTAACGTCAAATTGAGTCGCAAATTGCGTACAAATTGGGTTATTTAACTTATACAAAAAATTAAATTAGTATTACTATTAACACAGTCGTAAGGTGTGCCACGCGGCGACTTTAAATGCAATTAAATACACTTTAGGGTCTAAAACATGTATAGTTTTCTAAAGATCCGCAAATCGGACTAGGATTTATTAGTAGAAAAAGAGGTTTAAAACTATAGTACGACCAGGAAACCCTCTCCTTCTGTGCGTTGTGTGCCTTTCTCCTTTGCGCTATGATTATCCAGTGATCCCTCGGATTTCCGTGCCTCAAGAACAACAAACCCAGACTACGACTCAGTTTGATGTATTTGCCAAAGATAAAGGTTCTTGGCGCTTTAAGTGTCGAATACCTGCTACAACGGCTGAACAAGCCAAACACAAAGCGTTAATGGACTTCAACCTGTTGCCCGAATCTGTAACTGTCTACCCTGCTCGCTGAGGCCCCATGTATATTTCTGTAAAGATAACTAGGGCTCTTGGTTTAACGTACTATATTCTCGGTTGGTACGCTCTGTTCACCTCTAGTCTTGTGCTCAGTCTGTTTCTGCTGTTATGCGGTCTAACTCTGCTGCACCTTTAGCGGCAATGCTTGGGGCTCCTAAGCCATTGGCTTTAGGGGTAGGGGTTCGATTCCCCTCATTGTCTTTGCCTCCCGTGGAGGCATCTGTTCCCTTCAACATCAAATCACATGGCAACAATCAACTTTCAGCGTCTAGTTCAGGAAGGTCGGGCAGCAGCTACGGCTTGGAATGAGTGCGACAATGCTCTAACAGCCTGTAACGAAGCTTTTGGTGCTCCGTTTGAGATCACCAAAGACAAGCTACAGACTGACATTACCGTGGCTAGCGCACACAACTTTGATCTGTCTGTGTTCAGCGGCAAGGATTCTGCTTTTAAGTTTCCTGAGGTTGAAACGAACATAATTGTACGGGTCACCCGTATCCCCACGGCGCACAACAAGATCGATAAGATTGACGAAAAGATCTTTAAGCTTGAGCAGCAACTTAAAGTTGCTAAGGTCGAGCGCAAGAAGCTTGTCGAACAACTAGCAATAACCGGTAACGTAGATATGGTTACTGATAAAATTTCCCTTGCTTTCACCCGTTTAAAATGACAAGCCCGTATCCTTTTTTCTTGATCTTGACTGGACTTCTCCTTATAGCAACATCTGCGGGTTTGAAGCACAAGCCCCAGATGCATCAAGAAGCCCAAATCTGTAGAAACCCGGTGATGTATGGTCCAGGGTGCTGACTGTGATACACTTCCGTGGGATCCAGTGGTCGTCTTACGTAGGGCGACCATTTCTCTTTGTTAACTAGTTCAATTCATTTAACTAACCATGAATTCTTATTTGCTTTCTTGTTCTATCTCTGCCAACGTTAGGCAATCAATCCAGGTCAAATTTAACGATCTTAAATTGCCTGCATCAGTTGTAGACACTTTGGAGAAGAACAACACTGTTTCTTTGCGTCCAAACCTGTCTAATGCTCTTAAGGCTGAACTTGATGCGTTGCGTGTCATGCAACGGGAACTATACGACAGTTATTGTTTGCACTTTGGCGACAATCATTTTGTAACTTCAAATTATTTTGAGGAAGCCAACAACCTCATTAAGTTTATTCGTGCCCAGGCTACAGTTTCTAACGCAAAACTATTTGAACTCTGGGAGGAAGAGCACAGCAAATGGTGTGAAACAGTCGAAGGTTTCTTGCACCCATTGTTTTCTGATGAGACAGAATATTCTCTGGCCCGCGAAGCTTATTTAAAGGTGTTTCCCACGCGGCAAGAATATCGAAACCCCATCAGGGTTCACGTTGTTGGTCCATTACCTGTTTCACTTGAAACTGTTACAGAACCGATTGAAGGGGACATTGAATCTTTAATTGCTCACGAAAATCTTATTAACACTAAGGAAGTTATCGAGGCAGCGCACGCTAACGCAGCAGATAAAGCACTGTTTATGAGTGCTGAATTATTAGATGATTTGGATGTGCGGACTGCGACAAAGATCGGTCGTCAACAAACTGGTGGAGACAAGAAACGTGGTTCGTGGCAGATTACCGCTCAAAGATTAAAGTTGATTAGCGATTCTGTGCCAGGTTTTGATAATTTGGCAACATTGGCTGAAAAATTACTTAAAGCTGGTGAGTCTATTCAGGCAATAAACAGAACAGTGCGCGAAGAGGGTTGTCAGATGTTTCAGCAAGTGCAGAGTGATATTCGTTTAGAGCTTGAGTCAATTGTATCTATGCGGGATTCTTCTAAAGGACTTGAAACTTTGCAAAAGTCTTTAGCTTTGTCAAATAACTATAAGACTTTGTGCGAACAGTTAAAAACTGCGGAGACAGTTAGTGTATTAGAGAAAGTAATAGCCGATGCTAACATAGAACTTGATATTTACACTCAACGTTCTAAACATATTAACAAGATAATTGCTCAGCGACGTGAGTTGTTTGACGCTCTTAATGGTGATAGTACCTTTACACATGTTGAAGAAGAACAACTAAAGGAGGTTGACTTTTAATGACCATAACTTTATATGCAATACAGTCTGATGCAGGTTATCTTAAAGACATTGAGGAGTACACAACCGATATTGAACAAGCAGTAACTTTTGTTTGTTTTGATACTGCGATTCATCGGTTATTTTTATGTTTAAATCAATTAACACATGAATGTAAAGTAGTTCCCGTCAAAACTTTATTCCCACGCAAAACTGCAAAACAATTTTATGGCTCGCACTAAAATCAATCGAATTTTTCAAACAATTCCGCTTAACATACCAAATTTAGTAACACCTAAAACAATAGAAATACGTTATTTATGTGGCTCTAATAGTAGCGTTGGGGTATTTCGTGTGGAAAGTTTTTTGGCTCAATTTAAGAGTGACATAGTGCATGAAGTATCTAGAACGGAAGATTCAGATATAGCTGTTGTAGTTAACAAAATAATTAAAGAATTAGAAGAACCAGCAAAGGATAAGTCTATAATATGGACTACATATTATAAAAAATTTCCTTTGGAGTTTAACATAACAAAAATTAATTCATACTGTTGGACACAAAGTTTAGAAGAGTTAACAATAGATATAGGACACGACGAGGACGGTATTCAGTATTCAAAACATATAAACCGTTCTACAGAGTGGAAAGCCAAAAGTGAAGGTTGCATTGACAATTTTAAAAAGTTCAATGAAGATCTTCATGATAAATATGTGTCTGCTATTGAAAAAATAAGACAAAACTATTGCGAAGAACGTGAACAACTGACAAATAAATACAAACAGTTATACGACAAAGAACATAATAAAATATTTAACAATTCTATCCCTGAGAATCAAATTAATTTAACCCCATTGGACAAAGTATTAAAGACTTACATTTTGTAAGTCTTTGCTTTTCGGACTGCGAACCTCCGCACCATTTACTATAGTACTCAAACAATTACATCAACATCATGGACAACAAACTTGTTACTGCACTTCAATCTTTTCGAGCATCTCTTAACGAAGCTACGCTGGAAAGAACATCTATTATCGATGGGCTGCTAGCTACGCTGATCAGCAAACAGAATGCTTTTCTCCTCGGAGAGCCAGGCACAGGTAAATCCGACCTGGTGCGCAACATATGCAGTGGTATTTCCGACGCTAACTACTTTGGTTACCTTTTAACTCCTACGACAGATCCTTCCGAGATTTTCGGTCCGGTTGCTGTATCTAAGCTGCTTAACGATGAGTACACACGGGATGTTGTAGGGTATCTTCCTAATGCACACATTGCATTTACAGACGAGTTGTTCCGTGGGTCTTCTGCAATCCTCAACTCGCTTCTTACTCTGTTAAACGAACGCACATTTAACAATGGCAAAGAGGTCATCAACACTCCGATTCAATCTATTGTCGCTGCTACAAACTCCTGGCCTGACGAAGAATCTTTACAAGCATTCGCTGATCGATTTTTGTTCAGACCCACGGTGGAGTTTCTTAAAAAACCAGTATCGAAACGGATCCTTGATTCGTGGGCTCTTGGGATTACACAGCGACCAACAGTAGGTAAGCACATAACCCTTAAACAACTAGAACAACTACAACAGGAAGCAGCCACACTGCCTGTGTCTGAGGAGTTCTTAGGTAAATACGGTGAGCTGTGGGATTTGTTGGCTGCCCGAGGGATCACAATCAGTGATCGCCGTCGTGTTCAGATACTTAAGTTTCTTCGTGCTTGGGCTTTAGTTCAAGGAAGCGAAGAGCTGTACCCCGAACACATGCACGATTCTTTAATTCATATTGTGTACAGAACACAAGAGGATCAAGATGTGATTAAAGAAGTCCTAGAGCAAGCTGTGCCCACGGCGGAAAAGATGTTTAGTGATGTAAAACGAGCTGCATCAGGTGTTATGACTCAGTATCAAGCGTACGCACATAAAGCTCAGTCACGCGCCCTTTCCGAACTGAATGAACTGGTTGTTCAGTATCGTGCATTCCACAGGGATATTCAAGTTCTGCGAGACAAAACCAGCGAGATGCTAGACAGTGGTAACTACCGTATGACACTACCCGTCCGCCAAGTTGGCATGAAGCTGCACCAACAGCTACAGAGTTACACGGACACACTTGCAGTCGCCATAAGCGACTTCTCCAAGTAAGCTGGGATGTCTCTTCAAGATCACATGTCAGTCAAACCCGAAGACCTCGCTTTAATCCGAAAGCGACTCTCAGACTTTATAGATGCTGCGGAGGAGATTCAACCGCCAAGTGCTTATGACCAGCTGGTTAATTTGCTAATTGACTTAGATAAAGTAATCACTCGTTCTAAAAAACAAACATGAACTTAAACAAACACACAGAATTCATTCGGTTATCCAAGAACGAACCACTAACTCTTGCTTGTTCTGCTTTAACAGATTTCTTGTGGGAAGATTTCATCAGAGACGCAAGACCTAGCGTTACGTATTTGATGGATCATTACAACGTGGTTCAGCTAAGTCGCTTTGGCAAGGAAGTTTTTGAGCGTCTTTACCAAGGCGACATGGTGACATGGTTGATATCTCCAGATGATTACGAAGATTACTTTCGGGCAAAACAGAACGGGGAACAAGTTAGTTTTCCACGCGGATATAAACCAGAACATGCGTTGTGGTGGGCCATAATGAATGACCTCAGTGCGGCAGCAGCGTGGCCCCAGCTCCTGGGAAGGAGTGTAGGTAATCAATTTAACGCAGGTAACAATGCTGTAAATATTCTCAATCAACTGTCTGAGGTTATAGAGAAGCTTATCGAACAACAACAGTTTGATGTAGAACTGCTTATACAAGCAGGGGAACAACTAGAAGAGTTTCGCAAACAGTATCAAGAAGCTACCGCTAAAGGTGACAAAGCTGCGGCAGAGGAAGCTCGTACGAAGGGAAAGCAACTAGGCCAAGCGATAGAAGATGCTGTGGCTGAGGTTAAGGATAAGATTGGAGCACAAGCCAGCAATATCGTAGACAAAACAAATAAAGATTCTGACAGCAACGAAAATGCTCTGTCAGACCTGTGGGGCATATCTGCAGGCGAAGGATCCCACGGTATTGATTTGCAGGAAAAAAAAGATTTAGCCAAGAAGCTTGCAACTAACGCTAAATTAAAAGCTATAGCTAAACAGCTAGGAGCACTTAGGAGAGTATGGCGTGAACGCAAGCGAGCAAAGAAAGTAAAAGCAAGCTACGAATCTATTAACGGTGCAGTATTTTCTGATGATATAACCCGTGCTTATCCGGTCGAGTTGGCACTAGCTAGCTCACCTAACGGACGTGCTTTATTTGCACTTAAGTATTCCCAAAAGACTCTTTTGACTAAAGATTACACAGCACATCAAAAGAACTTAGGCAAAGGTCCCATTGTTATGTACGTTGATGTATCCGGTTCAATGAGCGGAGCGTACGAAATCTGGAGCAAAGCAATCAGCTTTGTTATTGCAGAGGATGCTCTAAAAGAGAATAGAGAAGTTCAGATACATTTATTTGACACCAGGGTTTTGGATTCCGTAACATTATCTTCCGGCAGAAAGAACAACAAGGAGTTACTTGACTTTGTAGGGACTTGGCACCTTGGCGGAGGTACTAGCTTCAACTCAGTTATACAGCATGCTGTATCCACAACAGATGTTGGCGATCGTGCTGACATCCTAATGATCACCGATGGGCATTCCTCTGTCTGTGATTCATTCATTTGTACCCTGAACAGGTTTAAAACCCAAACAGGTACTCAATGGAATACTATTTGTTTGGGGATTGATGTACCCGACATTGTGCATTCATTCTCAGACGATGCCTACTCTGTTAACTTATATGACGAAGAAGGCACTACAGACATTATTCAAAAATGCATTAGGTGACTACCATGCCGCGCCCCTCGATGGAACAAGTATTGGAACTGTGGCACTCGCTACAAGACCCCTCGTGCCCTAAGCACGTTGATCCCCTCATGGATGAAATGATAGGGCAGTTTGCTGATGCCCTACTGGACAAGTGGCAGTACGCAGACGATGGATGCGAAGAAGAGTGGGATAGTGAAGAGTTTGACTGGAAAGCTTGGGAGAATGTCACTCATGGTAGACTAGGCATGCCGCCAGACAACGGCGAGCTTCTTTACACCTAAAGTTAAGTTTAGTTAAAAATAAACATACACATTAATTCAGCCTTCACTAATTTAAAAAATCACAACTAGGACAAGTAAATGATTCTTTCTGATCAAAACATACGCGAACTGTGTTTACAAGGTTTAGTCGATCCTTTTGATGAAGAACTAATAAACCCAGCCAGTTTAGACGTGAGGTTGGGTACAAGATTGCTTATCGAAGCTGCACAGTCACCCGAACTTGTGCCTTACACGATGGAAGAACCTTACTTACTTGTTCCAGGTCAATTTGTTTTAGCTGAAACATTAGAGATCTTTAACTTACCTGATTCAATCTGTGCAAATTTTGCACTCAAATCAAGTCGAGCTAGAGAAGGTCTAAGCCACGCTTTGGCCGGATTTGCGGACCCAGGCTGGCACGGGAGCAGGCTTACACTGGAGCTACATAACATACGACAGTTACACTCAGTATCTATTTGGCCTGGAATGAAAATTGGTCAAGCAATATTCCATAAGTTAACTCAACCGCCTTTAAAGAGTTACGCTGTTACAGGTCGATACAATAACGACTTAAAAGTAATGGGAAGTAAAGGATGACTAATCTTTTAGACACATCTTCATCCTCTAACGAAAACTTGCGCCCCTTACGACATAAAGTTCGTTTTCAAGCAGGTTATAAATCCCCGTTAAAAACTTGTACCGAATGTGGTTGCACTACGCTAAGAGTTTTAGAATCACTACCTTACGCCACTTTTATTAAGCGACGTAAGCAGTGCGTATCGTGCGGGCATCGCATCTCCACGCATGAAATACTAGTTAGTGAAGGTGGCGAAGCTCTGAACTATGTTCCTAAACATTTTAAAAATAAAGAAAAACCTATTACTGCACCGAAAGAACTTAAAAAACCAATAAAATCCAAAGTACCTTTATGTGTCAGAGATGGTTGTGTCCACTGGGACGGTTCATGCACAATGGGGTTCAGTACAGACGAGCTAGACGGTAAGAACTGTGCTTGCTTTGTCGCCGAAAATGCTCCTGACTTTATTCTGTAAAACTTTTATTCGGAAAATTTAAATGACTGAGACTAACTGCTCAAACAACTGCATCAAGACCCAGCTGAAGCAAATGCGTCTTCTCATTCAAGAAGAGATCGAGTATGCTTTTGCAGAGCGCGAAGGGAGACCATTCGCATTTGAAACCAGAGAAGCAAACGATAAGCTTTGGGAGTTGTTTGCAGAATCTTGGATAGCCAAGAAAGAACATAATCATATTTAAAAATTACAAGAATATAACCACGACGATAAGGCTGAGTCGTTAACCCTGCCTGTTCTTTATCCTTTTTCTTTACAACAATGGAAACTTCTGTGTCTAACATTCAAATCAACGGCGTTGACTATGTTCGCGCTGATTCTGTTCCTGCTACCCAGCCCAACGGCACCCGCGCAGTGATAGTCGTGGATCGCGGCTGGATCTTTGCTGGTGATGTCACCAGGGAGAATGGCCGCATCCGCCTGAGCCGTGCATTGCATGTATTCAAGTGGGAAAGTATTGGTTTCGCCAAGATGGTTGAAACAGCAAATGCTGATCTGCGCCCTATTGCTGATGTAGACATTCCTGCTGGCGCAGAGATTTTCTGTGTACCAGTTTCCGAAAACTGGGGTTTGTGATGTTTAGACCAGTTGGCGACGGCTACGGCTACGGTTCTGGCTACGGCTACGGCTACGGCAACGGCTACGGCTATGGCTATGGCTGGGGCACTTGTTCACCTCACCGCAACAGGAGGGTTGAATGACTAAACTGTTCAGACCAGTTGGCAACGGCTACGGCGATGGCACCGGCTACGGCATCGGCTACGGCTACGGCGATGGCTACGGCGATGGTGATGGCGATGGCTACGGCGGCTACGGCTGGGGCTACGGCAACGGCTACGGCTACGGCGGCTACGGCGACAGCTGGGGCCGGGGCTGCGGCACTTGTTCACCGCATCGCAGCAGGAGGATTGAATGACTAAATTCACTAAATCACAAATGACTAACCAGCAACATCCGATCACCCCACCGCCGGAGCTGGTGCAGCAGTGGGTTCGTGCAAGCCCACTGCTGCATTCAGATACGTCGTGGGCGTATGAGCTGTTTATCACGCAGCTAGCCGCCCGCTGGGGCGCTGACCAGGAGCTAGATGAATGCTGCGCGTGGCTCCCTGATTTGCCGCCATGGAGCGCTGATAATCTCCGCAAGCATCGCCGCCCCAAGCCGCCGAGCCTAAAGAAACAGGCCTGTGACGCATTAGACACCTACATCTACGGCGAACCTGATCCTCGGGACAAGGAGCGCACGTACAACACCATCCGCAAAGCATTGGAGACACTCAATGACTAACCAACCACCACCGCCTGAAATGTTGCAGCAATGGACAACTGAATACTGGGGCAATCCTGGAGAAATTATTGGTAACGGTGAGCGGTACATCGCCACCAAAGCCGCCCAATGGGGTGCCGACCAGGAGCTGGAGGCGTGCTGCGAATACCTCACATCTCGCGCCGCATGGGATTCCGTAGATGTTCAGGTATTATTTAACCATCGCCGCCCCAAGCCGCCGAGTTTGCACGAGTTAGCACTCCAGATGTTGGGCACCATCGAACGTGATGCCCACTATCTACCAGAGATTACCGACACCATCCGCAAGGCACTAGAATCACAGCCCTCTTAATCAACATCACTAATGGCTTTGCAAAAATCCCACAAAAATAAAGTTCGGTTGTTTATTTTGCGCCAACTATACGAATCTGAAAGGACGAGAAATAGGCTTCATGTCCTTGCCTCCGCACATGGCATGGATTCATTCGAAGCTATGGAGTTTTATGAAAACGAAGTAGCGCGAATTGATAAACTATTCAACTATCCTTTAACCTCGCAGTATACCGATCAACTAACACTATGACCGACTTCCGTGAACTATGCACCGAGCTATTGGAATGGGCTGAACACACCAGCAGCCACTACTACGTACAACCTGACGTATTGGTCCGCGCCCGCGCCGCCTTGGCTGCTCAGCCAGTGGAGCCCACCCTGATGAAACGCGCCTTAGCCGGTGATACCACCGCCGCTAAGCAATTCTTGCATGAGGCGGGCTTCACCGACAAACAGGGCCAATGGCTGCCGCAGTATCAACCAATTCCCGAGGCCACCGTCCATGACCAGTGACTCCCGCGCCCAGCGCCTAGTTGACGAGCAGGATGGGCCAACTGATGAAGAGATCATGGAGCTCATGCCACAGCAGATGCGCGATGATTTAGCTGCCGCAGCACGTGCGTTGTCGAGTTTTGATCTCAACTACATCAAGGCCGCTTCCGTGTTTCTTACTATTCTCAACCGCCATGTTGTAAATCATGCCCGAGCCGTACTCACCAAGTGGAGCCGCCAATGACTATCGACTTTCGCGCCCAACGCCTAATAGATGAATTTGAGGAGACGAGCTTGAAGCCCAGTAGTCTGAACCTCTTCTTCTATTCACGTGGGTTCAGTTTGTCTATAATTAGTAAAGAAAGACTCAGTTCAATTGGCTGTTCAACCAAACACTTTTTTAAACGAGTATCTTGATTCGATTCAAGAGTCGGAAGAAGGTTCGTTTAATTACAATCCACGCATGGAGGAATATGAGGATATTGCAATGTCTCGTGGAGCAGCACGTCAAATTATTGATCGTTTTACAAAAGAAGCAATAAACAAAAACATTACTCCTGATGCATTTCAAGAAGGTTTTGCTTATTTAAGCGAGGTAGGAAAAAGTCCTGATTATACTCGTAGAACAATCCGCAATACGTTAGAAAGTCCAGTAGGTAAAATACTACTTGAAAACCCAAAGATGATTGAACAAGCTGTTGGTCAATTAGATGGTTTAGTTAAAGGTGTTAATCTTGAATCAGTTGGCAAACATATGGGCTTAGTTAACCAAATAATGCAAGAAGCAAAGAAAGATAATTTGTTTCGATCTAATGTAACTCTTAATGAAATTAAAAATGAAATACAAAGGCCAATTTATGGTGCTTTAATGGATTGGACTAAAAGTAATTTAAATAATCCTAACGTCCAGAAAATTCTTGAAAATAGTTCCATAGGTCCGAATACGAGAACGTACGGCCCGCGTGGCCTTGTTCCTATTTTGGCTAGGTTTGAACCAGAACGATTTGGAGTTAAACTAACGCCAGCAGCTAAAAAAGAAAACGACGAATATATCAAACGACAAGCGCAGGAACAATCTCCAGCGGGGCAAAAAACTAAACAACAAGATCAAATAAACAGTATAAATTTTCGTAAATCTTTGGAGAAAATAAGAGAATTTTCACAAAAATAGGGGTAAATAAGACACCGCGCCGAGCTGGCCCCGCCGAGCTGGAGGCACAATGAAGAAACAACTCGCCATCGCCGACGAACTAAATGGAGTCACCAATGACTAACTTCACCCCCCTGAGCCCCGCCGCAGATGCAGTAGAGGACGCTGCTTACAAGGCCTGGATCGCCCAGGATGACTCACGCAGCATTGCCATAAGCACTCTCCGGGCGCTCGCTGATCAGGCTGGCTCCATGAAACATTGGCATATAGATCAGATCCGCTCTATTGCCGCCGAGCTGGAGGCTCCAACCCTGCTGGAATGCGCAATAAACGGAGATTCCAATGCCGCAAAAAAGTTTCTACACGAGGCGGGCTTCACCGACAAACAGGGCCAATGGCTTCCGCAGTATCAACCAATTACAGAAACGACTAATGGCTGAGATCAGTACCTACAAGCTAGATGCAGCTTTCGTGGAACTACAAGAGTTTGATCACTTTGCCAAGCCCCATGACTTCATCGAAGTCAGCCTTTGGAACAACGGAGAAGGCTTTGACGCCCACTTAAGCACACGCTGTAATCAGACCATTCGCCTGACCTGGGGTGAGTTCAAGGCACTCAAGAAGCTCATCAAGGAGCTAAATAAATGACCGCGCCCCTCTCCCCCGCTGCTCAGGCGGTGCTGGATGCTATCAACAAAGCACTTGACGAAGCCCCTTGGAACGTAAGTTTTCTGGCAGGTGCTAGTGCCGCCGCCGCCCTGCGTGCTGCTGCGGATCAAGTGGCGCCGTCTGACTCCAGCGAACCACGAAACTACCTGCCCGCATTGCTGGAGTGCCAACGCATCCGTTCAGAGCTTCTGGCCATTGCCGCCGAGCTGGAGGGTGCTAATGGCTGAACCATCGTGGCGCCAGTTAGCGGCTATTCCCGAATCCAAATTAAAAGCGCAAATCCTAAACGCTTGCGGCATCGAGCCTAATATCACTGGCATCAGCCGTATATTTCACGCAGGAAATATACATATCCACGCCAGCTCATTACCTGGCCTTAATGATGACAAGGTATGGTTTACGTTGTATCCTGCGCCAGGTACCAAGGCCTTTGGTAGTTCAAAGGAGCTATTAAAAGCATTGCGTTGGCCATCAGGTACACCAACAGGTGACGCATTACGCAAATGGTTGTCTTACTATGGCTAATTCACTTTCGGATTACAATGAAGCTGCTATAGGGAGCCGGCATCTAAGAACACTTGAAGAATTAGCACAAGGACTTCTCAAACCCCCACCTGATACCTTGTAATAGTCTCATAAGCAACCAAACAGATGACTGCCCGAGCAACCAAACAGATGACTGCCCGAATTCAAGTAAAAGAAACTCAAAGGTATTGGAAGGACTTTGAAGGTTCTCTTGAAAGTATTATTTCTTCACTTCAATCTGATTTAGATGAGGGTTGGGAAGGTATTGAAATGGAGTATGAGAGAGATTATGGTGATGACCACGAAGTTCATTACCTTTATAAGCATCGTCCTGAAACCGACAAAGAGTATGCGAAACGAATGAAAGAACTGGAAAAGAAAAAAGAAGAAGAACTCAAAAAAAAAGAACGCAGACGGAAGGAATATGAAAAACTCAAAAAAGAGTTTGAGGACACTTGAAGAATTGGCACAGGGACACTCCAAATGTCTCTGTGATACCTTGCAATAAACCTATACGCACAGAAACCTGATGACAGTAGCAGAATGGATTGAAAAACTCAAAAAGTTTCCACAAGACCAAGAAGTAAGGATTACGGATGGTCATAAATATCATTTTTATAAAGGTGATTTTGAATTTCAACTATTTAAGGATGTTGATGATTCTACCTTTGTGGATATTGGTATTGGTGGATTTGAAATGAAAAACGCAAGAAGAGAAGACTAATGTCAGGAGGTCATTTTGGCAATGGTTACGATTATTACAGAGTTCAACAGTTTGCTGATGAACTTGAAATAGAAATTCAAAACAACAATAAACCAGATGAGTATGGAGATGTTCGAGAATATGGTCCTGAAACCATCCAGTATTTGAGGAAACAACTTTGTCTGATGCGTCAAACAGCAGAGATTATGCGTGCCTGCGACTACTTATACTCTGGAGACCACGGGGAAGATAGTTTTATGGAAGTTGTAAAAAAAATTGAGGATTACAGCAACTTACAAAAAGACAATGTAGAATACATCCTCCCAGCAGACCATGAAGATTAAAGTAGTCAGTGATTTACACTTAGAAACGTGTTGCCAAGGGCACGGAGTTCCTGACCTCGGCCAAGGTGATGTTCTCATTCTTGGCGGAGACATCCTCTGCGTCCGACACTTCAAGAAAAGCGGCACTCTCCAAAAAGTCTATAATGACTTTCTAAGGAATTGCGCCGACAACTTTAATTGGGTTTTGTATATAACAGGAAACCACGAAGCGTATGGATACAACTATGAAGGAACCTGGAACGTTCTTAAAGAAAGTCTTCCAGAAGGTGTTCACTTGATGGAAAATAGTGTAATAAAAATTTCCGATTGGACGTTTCTTGGTGCGACCTTATGGACTGATTTTCGCAATGAGAATGCTTTAGAGATGATGGAAGCTTCTCAATGTATGAACGACTACAAAGTTATTCGTATTGGCTCCAACTATCGCAAACTAAACCCTGATGACACCTTGGGATTCCACAGGGAGTCTAAGCAGTTTCTTCTGGATACCTTACCGACACTTAAGAATCAAAAAGTTTGGATTTGTACTCACCACGCGCCATCGCACCAATCAATTCACCCAAAATATAGAAGTTCTGGCATTGCTAATGGTGCATTTGTAAGTGACCTTGATGATTTAATTTTGTCTCATCCTCAAATTAAATACTGGTCACACGGTCACACACATGAAAGCTTTGATTACAAGATTGGCGATTGTCGAGTAGTTTGCAATCCTCGCGGATATTATAACGGATTTAATTCAAACGACTTAAATCCAAACTTTAATGCTAATCTTGAAATTATTTTAAATAAATGAAAGATCAAAACATGTTATCATGTATCAACCACGTCGTCAAATACATCGTCTTCTCCTGTCCAAGACACAGCAAAATTAATTAAAAAGTTCACACCGTTAAGTCACGGGTGTATCCAGGAAGCAAAGGAGCGTTACGCTCTTGCATACGAGGAATCAAACGTTGTTCCCCAGGCATAACGGGTTCTTTAAATACACTTTTACCTCCTTTTATAGAAGTATCTTTAAACATATCTTTACCTAAACCAGCAAGTAACTCAGGGTTTTCCAACAAGTATGCAGTTAAAAAGTCAAAACCAGCGTCGTTCACGTAACTAAAACAACTTCAACAATTATAACACTAATATAAAAAATTTGTTTTCTTAACAAATCTTAAGTACTGAAAATCTAAAATTATTCTAAAGACATTCTTGCGGTCCCTACAATTCCTATACACTGCTCATGTCAATGGACTTTTTAATGGACTTCAACTTCAACTACGGGGGAATGACCCTCGACAAACCCGAAGCAGCAGCATTGCTTCAAGCTTCTTCATCTGACACGCAGCTTTTTGAAATAGACCTAAGTAAGCTCATTGATGTCCAATTAGCGGACAGCGACAAGCTGTTCAAACTCAGCGTTGATCAGCAGAACCCTGCCCTGGCATCGCTGGCGTTCAAGCTGGCTACAGCGAATACCCCCACGATGTCCAAGGCCACTCACAAGGTGGTTATTACAGACAAGGCACCAGTACCAAGCTCCACCAGTCAAATGCTTGGTATGGAGCCCCTTGAGATCATTGCAGACTTAAACAAGTCCGCGTGTTACCGCAGCGTGGGCACAGCCGTGCTGTTGCACTATGCAAACACTTCTGATCCCCGAGCAATGCGGGACATTGCCAGTGAGTTTGTCAACGACTGTCTAACAACTCACAAGATAAAGAAGACCTCGATCGCCTTCCGTGGTTTTACTCAAGGATCCGGCGGAAAGCTGGAGCCCGTCGATAACACACCCAAGATCCCACGCCGGGATACATACCCTGTCAGCCCGATTTATATCTCCCTCCGCGAGGGTCTGATCTACTGCGAGCGCCACGGGTTGCTGTCCGTCCGTCAAAACTACTCGGTCGGATCCATCCGCGCCGACGCTGGCCCGATTGCGGAAAAGCTAAAACGGATGTACTACACATTTAAGCTGACCGACAAGGGCAACGAAGTTAAAGAGTACTGGGGTGATATGGAATCTTTCATTGTTAAGTTCTTTAAATCCCGTCACGTTTGATCATGACTTCAATCTTTGAACAAAGCAAGCTGACACCGGCTGCTGAAGAATGCGTTTCAGGCATAGCTGAAATGCTGCAAGAGGGATTTAAAGAAGGTCTGACAGCACACGAATTGCACTCGTGTATGCGGTTAGCCGTATTGAGGGAAGTGAACAAACATATAGACGAGGCAACTAATTACAGTATGTTGCTACGGAAAATAGATGAGCCTAATCTGAACCGCCTTGTGGAGGAAGAAGACGAGGAGCAAGAAGAGGTGGAGGAAGAGGAAGAACCCGACCCGAACGACGTATATTGACCTTATAGTAAGTGGCGTCCTCGCCCTTCGGGCTGCGGGGGCGCCTTCACTATGTATAACCAAACTTCTAATGAACATCAAGTACATAACGACACCATCTGATTACACCGATTCCATTCAACTTCTAACCGGATACACAAAGCTCTGTCTTGACTTTGAGACCACGGGGCTCCAGGCCAGCATTGCCAAACCTCGACTGCTGCAGCTATGTGACTCAGATCCTGCTGTCGAGGACCGCACCGTTTACGTATTCGACTTATTTAAAGTACCCGTTGACTCATCCCTGAAAGACTTGATCGAGTCACGGGAGATGATAATCGGACAAAATTTAAACTTCGATTTACAGTTCTTATTTTCTTTAGGCATTGACTTTAAGGGTAAGATCTTCGACACATATGTAGCCGAGCGGATACTACGTGCTGGTTTTAAGGAGAAGCGCATAAGCCCTGTGGCACAGAAGCCTTACTTTGCTGACGTATCTTGCAGCTTGAAATCAATAGCCTTACGTCGTCTTGAAGTAGAACTCGATAAAGAACAGCGTCGAACAGATTGGTCCCAACCAGATCTGACGTTGGAGCAAATCGAATACGCTGCTACGGACGTTGACATTCTCCCACGGATTGCCGCAGACCAGCTAGAAGAACTCCGCGAAGAAGCTCTGACTCCTATATACAGTATTGAATCTAGGTGTATCCGTCCGGTTGCTTTGATGTGCTACACCGGATTTGGTGTTGATGTTACAAAACTAAAAGGATTGCGGGTAACCCTAGAGGAAGATCTCCGTCTAAAAACGGAACAGTTTATTACAGAGTTGGATTCAAGGCTGCCTGACGAAAATAAACTTCCTAGGAATGCTGAAGGTCTGATTGCGATCGGAAAAAAACCGAAGAAAGAGTTTAACCCAGGGAGTCCAGTTCAGGTAATTGCAGCTTTTACAGCTTGCGGAATTTCACTGCCTGAGGATTTGACTTCAGGTAAGCCCACGCTCAGTCAAATCGCTTTGTCTGAGTTTGACAGCGATGATCCGACGATGGCGTTGTATAGGGAAAGGGCAAAAATAGAAACAAGGCTAGAGCACATAAGTAAGCTTATTAATAACATTAATCCTGTAACTCACAGGATTCATTCTGGATATAACCAGGTAGGCGCCAACTCTGGACGCTTTACTAGCAGCGGTGCTCCTAAGACAAAGGTAAAAGAGGTAAAGTCAGTATTCTCCGTAAACATTCAACAGGTTCCTCGATCGAAAAACTTCAGAGAATGTTTTGTTGCAGCTCCGGGTTTCAAGCTTGTTATCTGTGACTGGGCTCAGATTGAGTTGAGACTTGGAGCAGAACTGATTAATATTCCTCAAATGAGGCAGGCATTCATAGACGACATAGATTTACACACATTGACAGCTAGTTTAATATATAAGATAGCGATTACAGAAGTTACTAAAGAGCAACGACAAGAAGGAAAGACTCTGAACTTTGCCTTGTTATATGGGATGGGTTATCGCAAATACAAGACATATGCCGCACAGAGTGGTAAGATGTTAACTTTATCCGAAGCCAAAGTAGCTCACGCAGCATTTCATTTGGCCTACCCACGGCTGAGAGCTTGGCATCACGAACGGGCAGCTTTAGTGCAAGATGGATGGGCTTATGTCCGGACGGCTTGCGGAAGGCGCCGTCTGCTGAGTTATGACGACGCGACGATGATGTGTGCTGCAAACACGTTGGTTCAGGGGAGTGGAGCTGACATACTTAAGATTGCAGTAGCAGAGCTAGGTACTCATTTAAATGACAACGTTAAGCTAGTGGCTTGTGTTCATGATGAACTAGTACTAGAAGTAAGAGAAGATCTAGCAGAAGATTATAAAAGTATCTTGGAGAGAACTATGGTTGAAGCAGCAGAAAAAATACTATCATCGGTACCAGCATCCGCCGACGCATCAACCGGAGATTCATGGGCAGCCAAATAGCCGAACTTATTAAAATTCCTGATAAAACTAAAAAAGATGTATTTGCTATCCGAACACAACTGGGTTACCACGGCGGATTTCGTATCGATGCGGAAGTTTACCTGACCGAAGAGATGTTTGACTCTGCCTTACGCGCAGCAAACAAAGCAAGATCTCTCAAAAAAACATTTGTTAAGTCTGTAAATATTAAGAAAAATGAAACCTCCAAAAAAATGACTAAACTTGCTACGACCCCTCGTTTATACACAGAGGCCGAGATGGCTTCCCACTCCAAATTGAAGTTCAAGGAGACGTGGACCATCATGTCTAAGGATGGACTGTACGTCCACAGCTACTTACAAAATAATAAAGTGGCGGAGTACTCTTCCAACAGAGCCAAAGCAGAGATATTTAAAACATACGAAGAAGCTTTGTTCAGGTTAAGGACACTGGACATGATCAGCCCTAAACGTCACGTTTTAAAACGGTTTATGGTCGAAAACATTGATCCGTCTAGTTGCTAAGATAGAGCAGATCTTATTTGCGGTTATGCGGTTCGCTGGAGATACTTTTAGCCGTTCTGAATCTCCTAACAGAGGTGAAGAGGATACGCTACTAACTTCATATTTTCCAGATTTGCGTAACATATACAGACCTAAATTTAAAACGAAAGATAAGATTTCTCCCACCACAGGGGGAAGCTCAACTCCGCCCACTGTTGCTTAAGTCCTTTAAACCAAGTACAAGTTAATGGCTTTTCAGTTAGCTGGACAAACATTAAAAGGTCCTTTTAGCGCCGGGAACACATTGTTTCCTGATAATTGGCTTGCGAAATCTACACCAGAAGAACGACAAAATATAGGTATAACCGAGACTCCCGATACTCCTGCTGCCAACGATACACAGGAACCTATTCAACTAGCGGGTGGCAAAGGACCGACATCAAGCACAGATAATACAGACATTTCGTCGGAACCTAGTAAACCAGAATCTGGTCCAGGTAGTGACGCAGAATGGGCTACTTTTCTGACAGCTGTAGGAGCAAGTTTTGATGGTAGTGATCCTAAAAAAATCGCTGGTAACCGCTTCAGCGTTTCTACTACAGGATTAAGTTATAACAAACCATCACATGGCTCAGCCTTAAGTTATGGATTGAATCGAGTAGAAACACCTGATGCAACTACTTCACCCCCGACAGCTTCGACAGCTTCGGGTGCTTCGACAGCTTCGGGTGCTTCGACAGCTTCGGGTGCTTCGACAGCTTCGGGTGCTTCGACAACTTCGGGTGCTTCGACAACTTCGGGTGCTTCAAATAAACCTGCTGCTGCCACGCCGCCAACTGGAGCTACTAGTTCAGTAACCTACAATCCTCCCGCAACTTATAGTCAAAAAGATAATAATATAGACTTTGGTTCTTCGAAACCGGACTATAACCCTACTGTAGCCATATTGCCACCGTTTAAAGATGTAGTAGGTACAGTTCCGAAGCAAAACACGACTCCAGAACAAAAACCAGCTAGCACTCCAGAACAAAAGCCAGCTAACACTCCAGAGCTTTTGGCCATGTCTAGGTTTGTAAACCCTTCTACGGGGCAACACTTGTACACCAGTAATATTGACGAAGGAAATTCAGCAGGACTTTCGTCGGAAGGTCAAGCGTTCCAGTTATTTAAAGATGCAGGTCAGATGTCTGGAACTTCAGATGTTTACAGATTGGTTAACTCCGCAACAGGTGATCATCTCTACACTGCTTCAGCCAAGGAGAAAGATGTAGCGGTAGGTGCGGGGTATACCCTAGAAGGAAAGGTTGGCGCAGCATACACAACACCCATTGAAAATTCAACAGCTGTAGAAAGATATCTTCAAGCTGCCACGGGGCAACATTTCTATACAAGTAACCCAGAAGAAGCTAAAAATATTGGCGCACTTGGGTTCCAAAAAGAGGGTACAGCATTCTACGCCCCTACAAAGAAATCTCTTCTTTCCACAGCATACGGAAACTCGTCAGATATATTTGGAACAGTTGATTACGAAGTAGCACGTAAAGCAGGTAATACAGACGACGAAATAAAAGCTTATATAGAAGCGAATACTTTTAAATTAGGAGACGACATAGGAGCAAAGTTTAATTTACAGACTAGGAATTATAATTATGTTGCTCCTGCTCCTGCTGTGGCAAAGCAACGAGACCCCCTTTCAACAAAATATGGGAGTTCTACAGACATATTCGGTCAAATTGATTATGACGAAAATGTAAAACTAGGTTACTCAGACAGCGAGATAGAGAATTATATAAAAACAAACAATATAAAGCTTGGTCCAGAAATTGCGCAAAAATATCAATTACCTACTCAAGCATACAATTATACTCCCCCTACATATACTCCTCCAAATACATCGGGGAAAAAAATGAGCGACTCTAGTAGATTTGGTACTCCTCGTCCTCCTATGAGTACAGAGTACGGTAATGACCCAACAATTTTTGGAACTAAAGACTATGAAGACGCGGTAAGTAAAAACTACACGGACGATGAAATTAAACAATGGGTTCAGGAAGAAAATATTCCTTTAGGGGACGATATAGCACAAAAATTTAGGTTAGCGGGACAATTATATAGTCTTTACAAATAAAAAAATGGAAAGTAAATTCTATAAGTTAAGTATTTTAAAGAACAATAAATTCTGTAGTTTACAAATTCAAGCAAATACAACAACACACGCTTCAGCTCAAGCCGAAGATGTCTGCCGATCACTAAACGCAGATTCATACTCATTACACTATGAGTTAATTAAAGAAACACAACTATGTACTTTGTTTAAAAAATTAGCTTATAACTTATTTGACTTTAAAACATGCGATCCTTGGCTAGGTTATTTTAGTAATAATGTCCCCTGTTTATATGTTTTGGGTCAAAGATATTATACAAGGGTTTTAATATTAAAGTATTTAGACATCCCTCAAGAAGGAGTCGTAGCTCGTCCAAGCTGCAACTGTAAGTCCTGCGTTAACCCGTACCACTTCTCGTACAAATCCGGAAAAAACTCAAAATTAACTGGCGCGGACACCAATATGCTGTTAGCATTCCTGGGCCAAGGTTCTGGGGTGACCCAGGCTGCCAAGGCACTAAAAGTCCATCGTTCAACTATTTACCGGAAACTAAACCGTGAATGTCTTTCTACTCGGTCTGACGATCACAGATCCAGCTCAAGAAAATGAAGGCGTAATCAACGTCCTAGCTGACTCTCTCCCATCCAACGAAAAACGTGTACACACCAAAGTTCAACTGCTACAAGACAAAAACCACTACGTAGGGAAACTACTTCAGGATCTTAAAAAATCAGACACCGTGTTAGCAATTGGACCCACGCGGCCAACGCTAGACGGAGTTCTTCAGATGCAGCCGATGCTGGTTGTAACAAGAGATAACTTCGATGATCTGTTGGCAATCAACCTATTCATTGCGACGGGTGGTCTTGGACCCAAGTCCGATGAGGTTGAACTGTCAGACACAACAGTAACCAACAGGTCTCTTGCTTGGCAGTCTGAAAATTCAGAAACTAACTGGATAAAGCTGACAGCTTGGGCCGAGCTTTCTAAGCAACTCTCAGAGCTAGCGCCCGGAACGCCCACGATCGCCGTCGGTAAAGTTTCTACAAGCGAAAAAGACGACAAAAACTACCTAAACTACACTCTGGACAAAATCCTCTACCTTCCCAAATCTACGAAGTCCGCACCCAAGAAAGCTGCTGATCCTGAAAAAGGTAAAGTAGCCGCTGCGGCTATTGGTTCTATTGATTTCTCCCTCTGATCTAGGTATCTAACTATGGTATTTATCGCTGGCAACTTTTCTGAAGACGAGATTCTCGCTAACGTTCCTCCTCACACACTTCGCATTGATCTTCAAGCTCGTCGCTGGAAGTCAGACGTAGACTCAGACTCTGCGATTGTGGATGCGAACGACAACGGGATCCCCATTGAGTTCATCCTCATAGGCTTTACGCCCTACTTTGGCAACTTAGGGATGCGGAACCAAGAGGAGTTTCTACGCATCGCTTTTATTGGTGTGTCCCCGAACCATCGGCTGCTCCCGCCACGCTGTGTAACCACGGCGATGATTTCTGGTAAATCCAGCCAGAAGAACTTTATCTCTTACTTCCAGACCCTGTATAACAACAGGATTAACTGTGCCTCCGTGGTAACGAGCAGCAAGTTTGTAACGAAATCTTTCAACGAAAGGGATCCTGTTACAGGTGCTGACGGAGCCAAGATCAACTACAACGCTCTGGACTTTAAGGATCGTCCTGCAGAAAGCGCCGAAGAAAAGAAACTCGTCGAGGATATCAACGAGTGGCTTGCAGTCGAAGGTGCTTCATCCGCAGCACATTGCCTTAAATCGCACATTCCCGGCGCCAACTTGGTGGAACTGCCTTTGGGTTCAGACCACGCGGCGATCAAAGCTCAGTTTGCAGCCGAAAACCCTTCGCAAATTGGAGGATCTTCAGGGTTCCAACCTTCGCTGCCTTCCGCTAACGCAAAGGATACAGAGGAAGCTCCTACCGCCCCTCCGCAGCCCAAGCGCAAGAAAGCGATGGAGCTTACAGAGGAACAGGCAAAAGCCCTGGGGATTGACTTCTAGGCTACAATTCCCTGTTGAAGCCATCCGAGCACCGTACCCACGGTGCTTTTTTTTATGGCAATCAGGTAGACACAAGATTACGTTTGATTTCCTGAGGTGCAAGCAACGTATCGAACGAAGGCAAAGTTACACCCGTCCGTACACAGTGTTTAACTAAACAACTAAAAAGCCTATTCCGTACAAGTGACTGTTTGTGTACCATATCAAATAATTTAAGTAGATCTTCTTTCTCTAGTTTTTTGGCGTCCATAAGGACTTGTTGATGTATAAAGTTTTGTTCCGTATCAAGCCATTCAAAACTTGACATGCTTTTAATGTGATCCGCCTAAATATAGCAGACACCCTGTGGACAGACAAGGTGATTTGCATTACAGTTCGGATCCCAGCATGATCTTTATGAGCGAATTTTATACGATTCCCTCCGGTGTCACCCATACCTTGGTAAAACACACATTTATAACTGGTTCTGTGCTTGTGCCTTTTGATCCAGATTTAACTTTATCTACGGAACTTAAACAACACAATTACACCGTAACGACAAATACAGATATTGAAAATATAACGGACCCAAATTGGTGGGTCGGGATGCGCGAACAAGCATTTGATTGGGTTATTTGTTCAACAATGGGTTTAAAGTCTCTAAGCGAATTCATTTTGGAATATGGTATGAACATAGCGACGAATGGAGTCGCCGTACTGGACAGGCTTTCGTTTATCGAACCGGTAGCACGACGCAGAACATTCCTTCTAAAGAATAAATTGTCGAATATGGTGGTCCTGTCTCCACGCCCACGATTCAGGTCCATCGGTTCAACGAAGGACTCAGTAACAGCTTGTTGGTTTGTCTTCCAAAAACCCGAATTGTGGAGAGATGGTACGATGATCTCTTATGCTGTAAATTGGGAAGACATTGGAGCCCTACCGGAGCTGCCGACATGAAATCACGAGCAGAAAAATTTGAGGCGTTTCAGAAGTCCGTCTTGAACCATCTGACTAAACTAAACGATAAACTAGATAAGCTTTGTGCGTTATCTGTGTCGAACCAACTTCTTCAGGAATGCGTGGGACCAGACGGTACTCCTAGGTCCGCTGAGGAATGTGGAGAAGTCGTAGTGGAATCCTACATGGCAGGCATGTGTATGAGCGAAGAACTGGAAGCCCATACGAAAGATTTTCGTTACCAAAAATCCGAGTTCTTCTTAGATGATGACGAAGAAGATGATGATGAAGGAGACGAGGACGATGAAGGACCGGACAATACCATTTTCAATCCGCCTCGATTGCCAGTAAATGCATTCTGATCTAGATGCGCTAGAGTTTAATTAATTCGACACGTTGTTGTGTCCCAGACAAGACTTACGTTAAATGGGCTTCGTCATTACAATTGTCAGGGAGTTCCTAGACCACTACCTTCCGTAACAAGTGTATTGTCTGCCACACAGACAGCGGAAACTCAGCAAAAACTGGCTCACTGGAACATAATGAATCCTGGTGTTGCAGATGCTGCAGCAGCCCGAGGAACTTGGATACACAATGCAGTTGAAAACTACATCCGTGGTTTAGCCGTTAGACCTTCCGCAGAATTGATGCCGTTCTGGGAAGATCTTCCTGAGAAACTCGATGAACTTTTTGAAGGCGGAAAAATTCTGTGGTCAGAAAAGCCCTACAACCAACCACAGTGGTCCAAATTCGTAGGGGATGACGGTGTTGGGCGGATACATTATTACGATGAAGTAACTGGTTACGGGTATGCTGGCTGCCCTGACATTGTTTATAAAGACGCTACCGGAGAGCTAATCCTCGGAGACTTTAAAACGTCGGCAGGTCCATATAGTTATAAATTTCCAAAAGCTAATAGTGGGCTAGACGAAAAAACCCGCAAAGCTCTTGTCAGCGGTGTGTTCAAGCTCAAGAAAACAAAACTTCAACTAGCTGCATACGCTATAGCAGCTGAGCACTGTCTGGGAACTAAGATTGAAAAGACGCGCATTATAGTAGCAACGCCTATTAAGGACTATTCTGTGCAGGTATTCACGTTTGGACCAAGCGAAGTTGAAAAAGATAAAGAGATGTGGATGGCCGTGCTACGCAAGTATTACGAACAAATTTAACCATCAATGCCGGGTTGCCCGTGGCGAGGGCTGTCTTGTCATGGCAAAATGAGTGAACGGAGTGAGTCCATGAATTTTGTTTGTTCAATCAATGAAGAGGTTCGCAAATACGTCAACAGCAAAACTGGAAAGATAAGTGTAGGCGGAAACTTTAAATCCTTTAACGAGAACTGGATTCCCACTAACACATCTATAGATCTTATAGCTGACCAAGTTAATCGAGGCGCAGGTCTTTGCGCGTGGCACTTAATAAACGGTAAACGAGTTAAAGACTCTACGGGATGTATTCAGGCGGGTCTAATAATCGTAGATATTGATAACCAGGCAGACGGAAAAACAACAGAAGGAGATAAAGTACAGAAACAAGAGCTTACTGTTGAGCAGGCTTTAGAACTAGATGTATGCAAGAAGTATCTTTCGTACGCTTACTACTCGCCTAGTTCCACGCCGGAGTGGCCTCGGTTTCGTTTAGTTTTTGGGTTAGAGAAAGTAATAATTGATCCTGAGTTTTTTCAGTGGTTTACTCGTAAGATATCTTCAGCAATTCCGGGTTCAGATCGTAGAGCAACGTCAACAGTTAACTTGTTCTACGGTGCAAAAGATAACTCGGAAGTTATCTGTTTAACTGATAAGTTCATACCAGAAGATAAAATTGATCAAGCATATGTCTCGTTTTTAGCGGAACCGAAAGAAGCGAGTTCGGAAAGCAGTCCAGAAGATGCCTTAACAATTACGCAAGCTTACGACGGAGTTGACTTATCTAAGTTAGTTAGCAACGCTGTCAAATCAATTTTGGACGGGGATCCGGTAGAGGATCGCTCGTTTGCCATGGCAATGGCCCTCAAAGAAATCATTGGGTGGACTAACTGGCTAAAGGAAGCAGGTCTGACCGTTCGTGAAAACCCTCTTGACATAGCACACCGTGCGTTCTATGCTCTGTATGACTACGCCCCCGAACTAGACGGCAAATTTACCCGCATCCTCAACAGCATCACAGATGCAGTTTCACTAAAACCTGCGATTTCAATCGCTGCTGAAAACGGTGAAATAGCTCCTTGGAAAAAAATAAAGATAAGCAACAAGGAGATCTATGATGCTCAGTGCCCAGATGATATTAAAAACAACATAAGTAGTTCAAAACCAAAGCCAACAAATTCCATCTTGGCTTTTGATATTTTTTTATCAGATCAAATTGCAGAACAACATCCTTTAGAAGAAATGGTTACCACGCCGACTACGCCAACACAATTGATTAATCTGCAGCCGAACAACAGGCAGTTCTCTGAGAACGATATTGCCGATGTAATTGTTAACAACTACGGCGACAAGTTTTTGTTCGACTCAATCTTAGATGAGTTCTTTACATATGACGATGATCAGGGGATTTGGTACCTACAGGATGATCAACATATTAAGCGTCGGATTGTTAAGACCCTTGATACATTTATTACGGCGGGTATTCTACCTAGATACACATCAGCTACCGTCACTTCGGTATATCAAATACTTAAAGCAAAGATGCTGAAGTCGATTGACGGCGGACGCACACCCATATGGAGTAAAGGGCGCCGCTTCATTGCATTTAAGAACGGTATCTTAGATCCAGATAAACAGCAGTTCAGTGCTGGTAATCATAAAGACTTGTATCTAAGGACTAAGCTTGGTTACGATTACGATCCGGCAGCAAAATGCCCACTCTTTTTGACATGGCTTGAACACGCAGTCGGCACTGAGAAAGTAGTTATCCTCCAAGCGTTCCTCCGAGCACTCGTAACTGGTTACGTTACAGGCGAAAAATTCTTGCACTTGATTGGTCCTGGCGGTACGGGTAAGTCCACGCTGCAGCAAATCCTGATTGCCTTGGCAGGTTACGGAGGGACTCACACAAGTGATCTGGAAACCATCGAAACAAATAGATTTGAAACACACAATCTTATCGGTAAGAGATTGCTTCTCCTAACTGACGAAGCTTCATTCTCAAAGCGACTGGATACTCTTAAAAAACTTACTTCATCCTCCGATACCCTACGAGCTGAACGGAAGTACGGCACCCAGACAATAAACTTCAAACCAGAGTTGATGGTTTGTATTGCATCAAACGAGCATATATCTTCATCCGACATCAGTAGCGGACTAGAGCGCCGAAGACTGACCATTGTCATGGATAAGGTTGTTCCGCCTTCTCAGCGCAAGAATCTTATAAATGTGTATGAGGATCGAGTCGAAGGGGAACTGGCACCAGAACTATCGGGTATTGTTAGCTGGGCTCTATCGATGAGCTTTGACGATATGCGGGACGTTCTCAGCAACCCGGTAAAACACTGCCCAACCTTGAACGCCACGGACATCGAAGCTTTGGTGTTCAACAATCCGATCTGCGCGTGGCTCTCCGATTGTTGCCTATTCGCGCCGAATTCAATGACTTCGATTGGTGGTGGTGCATTCCGCCCATCAACCGATGAAAGTGAACGTGGCTTGTATGTAAAGAATGCATACATAGAACTATACGCAAGTTATGTAAACTTCTGTAAATCAAATGGATACAAGCATGCTGCTAAGCAAAGATTTGTAGATCGCCTCAAAGAAACCGTCCAGAATGTCCTCAAAATTCGTGGGGTGGAACCCCGATTGATTGGGGGTAAAGCAGTCGTAACTGGACTAAGATTGAAGGCGTTCGACGTTACGACGGATCGAGCGACCTATGGTGATTCACGCCTGCCATCCCCGATAGAATGGGCATCAAACCCCACCCTCGATAACTGGAAAACTGCTTTTGAAACCCATGACGGAACATCCAACTAAATTGTTTTTCAGCGGTGCTTTGGCTACCGCAGTCGTTGCAAGCCTGTCTTCAGCTGCCTTTGCCCCACAGGTGTTTTCGTCAGTCTTGGCGGCATCGGGTGGAGCTTTGGCGGGAATGTCGCTGCTTGGAGAACAAAAACGCTCTAAAGAACAAGAAGCTCTTGAGGCCACTCAAGTTACTGCTTCCTTTAGTCAGCTTTATGAGTCCAACAAAGGTATCATCTCTCCTCAACAACTGTCAGTACACACCGGAGTGCCTCTAGACAGAATCTTAGAATTTCTAGATAATCTAGCAACAGAACAAAAGGGACAACGGATAACCGCTAACGACACTCTTATTTATTCATTTCCTCATCCAAAAAACGCTCTGTCCGAACTGACGGCAAATGCTCAGAACTGGGCTGCTGCACAGACTGAATCTTTGATGGGCCAGATCGGTGCGCTACAGCAGCGATTGACTCTATTAGCAGCACATCAAGCGAGGAACCAAGCTAGCTCCCCAATGCCCACGGGTTTGATGCCTCTCCAACCATTAAGTAATGATAAGAATGATGAAAAAAGGATTGACCCTTGGAATAGCATGTTATGATTAAAAAACGCGGAAGCTAGGCGAACTTCTGGGCGGGCCTAATACAAGCCCGCCTTTCGCTTAGTTGGCGTCAAATACTAAGCCACCCACGCGGGCTTTTTAGGTGCGAGGAAATGCTTCTTGATAACGCAGACGACGGGTCACCTCGCTCGGCGTGGTGCTAGCCATACGCGCAGCATCTATGCCAAGGCGAGCACCTGCCATCCGGACAGGAAAATCATTTTCACCCATTGCTGGCAATTTGCTTCTGTGCTTTAACTTTAGCCAGAGCCATCAAATTAGTAGGTGAATTATGGGTTGTAACAATCTTATTATCCGAAATTTGTTGAGTATTTAAAAAGTACTGACCTTGCCCTAAGGTAAGACCTCGCAGAAGTTCCCGGTGCTTAGGAGTATTAGCAGCAACGGAAGCCATGTACTGAAGCTGACTCATATCATCAGCACTGTCCTTTAAAGGTATCTGCCGTTGGTTATACCCAGCCACGCCGGTCAGCTCGGTACTTTTCTTGATATTGCCTTCGCCATACTCAACAGGACCGATGGGCGGCCTGGGATAAACACCACGATCGTGCTGAAGTTGGGCTGTGATCCGCCCTGAGTCGTCCAAAGTCATGCCTCGACGAACACCAATGTCCCCCGGAGTATTGGTCCCCATGACGCTGGCAGGCAGCACCTGAAGGCCACCGATCGGTTTCATTTCGGCGGGAAGCTTGTTCTCACCAGGCTTGGGTAAAATTGCCATTACTGCCGAGACCTATTGGTGCTACGAGATACCACCCTAATGTTAGCATCGCTGTTATTTGCCGGGTTGTGATCTTTATGATCTATATCTTTACCGTCTCCTTTATGTACTCGACCTTCACGTTCTAACCTTCGACGAGCTTTATTACGAGCCGCACGGCGTTTCTTCTGAGCTTCAGTAGCATGAAAATCTTCATACTCTTTTTTATAATTTCGATTACGCTCAGTCATAATCTAAGGCATCTATGTACAGTTTAACCTCTGTAAAGGCTCACTAAGAGGCTCCCCTCGACAAGCTTTACAAGCTTGTTTATAGAAAAAACAATCAGTTTTATTCGCTTGTTCAAGTGCAATTTTAATTTTCTGCCACTTTTCAAGCAAGTGATCTTCCATTAGTACTTAGCAATGGTACAAATTAACTTCCCAATCTCCCAAGATGGTAGTAAATAACCGTAATCTCTGGGGTCAGTTACTGATTCATTTGCTTCACACACCCCACAAGTACCCATATGATACGTAGAGTATTCTGTATTTTCTGTCCGATAAGATACCATTTCGGGATGATATAAAAATCCGTGTGTTACCCCACACGAATGACAAACCCACTCTGGTTGATCTTTAGCAGTTCCAAGCTTCATAAGACACCATCCGATCAAGTCGTAAAATTCTTGGTCGGGACGACCTTCTACTGAAAAAGCAGAAATCATTATCCCGTAATAGCAACTTCTTTAGCTTCTTTAACTTCTTGCATAACCGTATCCCTAAAATAACTTGCAATGTCTTCTTTATATTTCTCCCAAAGTCCTGTGTATGTATGATCTTCGGGATTGTATAGTTCGTACAACCACTCCATAAAATCAGCTTTTCGCTGTTCTGCTTGCGTATCCCAGTCAATCAAAAAACCTTCAGTGTCCACGGTGGATCCTGCTTGTCTAGAGATCCTAGCATCGTTCCGCAGCAAGCAAATAAAGACAACCTGTAAGACTTACTTACAGGTTTTTAAATTGTTCTTGATCTTTTTTGGCTTGTTTCCGGATCTTACGTTCCTTAAGCCACAGCTGAAAATAAGCAATCTCTCCGGTTGTATAAAGCCAGAAATTACGAAGTGCTTCTTTAACCAATTTTTTGCGTGATGACATAGTGTGACCTTATTTTTTAGCTTTGATAAACCAGCCAGACCCGGGGCCTTCAACAAGCCAACGGGAAGACAGATTCTTTTTTGAGTATACCAGATGCTTTCCGTTGGAGTTTACGTATCCACCATTGACTAAATCTAGTTCACCGTTAGGATCGTTAACTACATAAGCCGTGTTGGTCTCGTTACGTCCAATAACTATGATCCAATGGCCGCCACCCGTTGGGTTACTTGCAGGCCCATGGTGCAAGATACCGATCGGAACTGGAATACCCAGTACTAATTGAGAATCAATATCAGTCCAACCGCCAGTTTGTTTAAACTCGGCATTCACGCCGTAATGCGCTAGAGCATCTAATTGAACAGGAGCACTCGTTGTATCTCCAAAAGTAAAAACTGTATTAATATATTCGTCATCACCTGAAATACTACCAGGTTTTAAATATTTGAGCAGCATTGCACAGGAGCTGCTGAAACAAGTGCGTTCCGGATCTACGGCGTTATCGCGCTGCGAATAGTAAGGAACATCTAGTACTAATTTACTTGGGTGAGTTACTACGGGGTTTTGTTCAACAACTTTAGGATCGTTAATTATTTTCCAGTGCGTGGGGAAAAACCACCAGGTTGCTTCCGGTTGTGCAGATAAAGAAATTTTATAGTGCGTCTCGCCAGGTAAAATATTTATCTGACTCCACTCATGTGCAGCGCCTTTGGGCACAAAAAGTTTTTCAACGGCGTCTAGCTCAGAAGCTTGTAAAGGCTTACGCTTGAGCCACGTATCACGCTGAGCAATAATGGTGTGGGCCAAAATGTCGTTTTTCGCGCCCTTTAAGAATAACTCTTGTTCGGCTTTTCGTCTGGTAACCAACCCAGGCAATGTTTGACTTCCTGCTTTTGTCCACTTTAAAAATTCAGAAACAACAATTTTTTTGTCGGTCTTTTCGTTAAGAAGACGCAACAAAGTAGAAGATCTTAAAGCTCCAATACCTACGTTGTATGCAAAGCTAACTAGAGCATCAAACTGATTTTGATTTACGGGAACAGTTAAAGCAGAACTTACTTCGCGTTCAAAATATTCAAGATTTTGACGCAGAAGTTCTTCAGCACGACTTTCAGTTATAACTTGATTTTCTTTTACATCTGGACCTGTATGACCGTAACCTATAGTTAAAACGCCCACGGCGTCACGATAAGCCGTTAGCTCGCATCCTTCAAATTTTTTTATAAGCTCAACACCGGCTGCAGAGGTCCGCATCACTGGTTATAAACGTCTACCCCAATACGATACTCGCACCCACTGCGACCGTTCAACTCGATGTACATATAATGTGACCCAGATGCGGAAATCCTGGTCTGGGTTGTGGAATTATTGCGGCTGCTTAACTTAGAAGGCTTAGCATACACAACGGGAGCGCCAGCACTATTTAAGATAACTACATCACGAACGTTGTATTGATCCCGGACATTAACTTGAAGAATACCAGTTCCGTTAACAGTTAAGGGATAGTAATCAGAGAGACCAAAGTATCCGTCAACTGTGTATTTCTTAGAATTAGTCGCGTCTACAACCACGCCGCTGCCGCTAACTTGCCGACGTTGATCGAAGTGAGTTGATGTCGTACGTTGCAAACCACCTGTGGAGGTACCGCTGGCAAGTACAACATCAAGCGACAAATTTTTAGAAAATTCAGACATCCGACTCAATATGCGATGCCCCTAGTTTAGCCTACAAAAAATCTTATGGGTGGTTAGAATTGATTTGTATGTTTGGGGGCGCGGCAATGGAGGCTTTAGTGACTGGAATTGCCGCCGCTATCGGACTCTTTGGATGGACCTACGAACAAAGGCAACGAGTAACCGATAAAAGGTTTGAAAACATCAAGACTCGATTAAATTCAGTTGAAGAAAAGATTGAAAAATTACCTATTGATTATGTGCTTAAGAAAGATTTAAATAATGATTTAGATGAGATTAGGACATGGCTGCGTTCGATTAATGACAAAATAGACACTCTGATACTCTCTCGCTAATATAGAGCTGAACATTCATATTCATCATGTCAGCTTTAATCGCTTACCTTGGCCTCCACGGTGCTGAGTTAGTTGCTCTAGGTACTGCTTTTCATGCCGCCGCTTTGATTATTGTAAACTTAACTCCAACACCTAACGATAATAAAATTTACGGTAAACTTTATAAAATAATTGAAGTTGTAGCAGGTATTGTTACTAAATTGGCAAAACGTTGATTAAGCAATCTGATTAAAAGTAACAATAACAGAAGGAATACTAGGGCGGGTTGGACTTGTCAACCCGCTATAGGCTGCGACAACTACAGAGGCGGCAGGAGAGGACCAAGCAATTTGAAAGTTATCTCCTGGAGCGCCAGTTAAAAAATAATTCCACGCGGCAACAGCATGTCCGTTATTGCCGGTTAGAGTAAATCGTGTATTTGACCAAGGTAAATCTGTATTATTTTTAACAAACCAAACATCTACGTCATCATTAGAGGCATCAGTTTTTTCAAACTGAGCTGAAAATTGAATATTATAAATACCTGAAACAGGAACAATAAAACAGGTTCCAGAAGCAACAGTAATACCATCAGAAGACAGCGAAACAGTATTGCAACGCATGTAGTTCTTGCTTGTAGTCCCAGAACTTACTTGACGTGATGTATCGTAGAAACTTCCATAAGCAAAGTTAAGCTGACGAAAAGACTGTTGAACGATACCACTTACACTCTGTTGAAAAGCGGGTAACTGAGCAAGTGAGTTAGATACTCCGCTCAGTGAAATTTGTTTAGGTTGAGCTAGTGCTTGAATTTCGTTAGTATCTAAAACTAAAAATACATCTTCTTCAGTGGCATTAACAGTACTTACGAGATCATTTAAAGGTAATACAGAACGACTAAAATCAAGTGCTTTACTAAGATTCTTACGAGGCATGCGGCTAAAACTAGATACTTATACTATACTCTCATTCAGACTGATCAGATTCTTTTTCATCCACGGAGGCAGAACTTGGAAGCGAAATGGGCTTTCTGCAGATTCGTTCGTACTCTCTAGCAGCAATGCTTTGTTCATGATTATAACTAAGCCAATCAAAAATAGCTGTTTCTCGTTCTGCTGTCCAAAAAGTCTGTGATCTATACCAAAGCAGCATATCTATATCAGATTTAGCCAAATTACATGTAGGGCAACAAGCAAGCAGGTTCCCACGCTTTGTTGATCCGCCTTTAGCTCGCGGTACAATATGATCTAAAGTGTGTGCCCTGTCACTATCACAATATGCACATTTATTGTCCCAAGCTTCTAATATATCTTTCCTGAACCGTTTGCGGGCTGTGCGTCTTTGGAGGCAGTTGAGATCAAATAAAAGCTCGTTCTCCTCGGCGGCGCTCAAAATCCGGCAGTCGCAGCTACATACAATCTAGCCGTAAAAGTACCTAAATAAGTTCTTAATTAAACATTTAAAATGTTCAAAATAATTCCATATCCCATATGCGCAGCAAGAAATTAGAGTGGTAGACTACATTGCGGAGGCCAAAATCTCCAGCTCTTATTAAAATTCAGAACCCTGTGCCATGACCAGCTCACTTAGTGCGTTTCTGGGCGAAATTGGTCGTCACAAGTTGCTTACGCCTGAAGAAGAGCTTACTTTGGGTCGAAAAGTACAAGCCATGGCGCTTTTGTCGCAGAAACCGAGTGAACACCTAAGTAGTGATGAGAAAAAAACAGTCCGTCTAGGTGAAAAAGCAAAGAATTTAATGATTACATCCAATTTAAGATTGGTTGTCAATTTAGCTAAGCGTTATCAAGGTAAAGGATTAGATTTATTGGACTTAATCCAAGAAGGCACAATTGGATTAACCAGAGCCGTGGAGAAATATGATCCCACGCGGGGAAATCGCTTCAGCACATACGCTTATTGGTGGATTCGCCAAGGCTTGAACCGTGCTCTTTCAACCCAAAGCCGTACAATCCGCATACCCGTAAATATTAATGAAAAATTAACTAAACTTAGAGCTGCTAAAGCTCGGTTGCTTCAAGATTCAAGTCGCTCAGCATCTGCTGCTGAATTAGCGGAATGCATGGATTTATCTCAGGCTGAAGTGGAGGAGCTGTTGGGTTGTGAATTACGTAGCACCACGGTCAGTCTGCAAGGAGTAGTGAAATCAAAATCAGATCCTTCAGAATTGATCGATGTGCTACCCAGCGAAGAGCTGCCTCCAATGGAACGAGCTGAGCTGGATGAACGCAGCGCAGCCGTCTGGACCCTACTAGATCAAGCCAATCTGACGCCCAAGGAACGCATAGTGATCATGTTGCGTTTTGGTCTCGACGGCAGCAACGAATGGCGAACCCTAGCTGAGGTAGCTAGACAGCTGAGCTGTAGCCGCGAATACTGCCGTCAGGTGGTCCAGCGATCATTACGAAAGCTTCGACGGACAGGCATTCAATCGGGCCTAATGGAGGCGTGTTAAAAATCAAAATTTGCTGTAGCAACCACCTCTTAGTCAAGTAGACTAATCCTTTCACTTCAACATCATGCTCACATTACTTAAAGACGCCCGTGTTGTGATTAAAAAATAGTGCTTACATCAGAGCTGAAAGAGCTTGAGGTGGAGCTAGACGAAAACACAACATTGGAGCCGAAGGCACTTGATGTGGAGTTAGTTGAGAAGACAACATCTGAATTAACTTCACTGGGTGTTTCGACCACGGGAGGATTTAACTGGGGCCACATTGGATAGCCAGATCCAGTTATATAAGCTGCCAGCTCGTCGGTGTTGTTAGTAGTGCCGATATACAGTACTTTATCGTTGCAAGAATACCTAATGTCTTGACGCCAAGTTTTAACGCCGCTGGATACTGGGGTTCCGTTATCGACTTCACGAACAATTGCCCAATCTGTAGGACTTAACAGAGTATTTGCGGTCGTACGAGTCTGATCAATCCAACCAGAAACTAGAACTCCGTGGTCTTTGGGGATTAAAGTACCGCTAGCCGTATATCCCCAGTAGAACCTCTGATCGTAATAGGGAGTAGGTGAGTCGGGGACTTCTGTGATTCCAATAGCAGCCCGTTCTTCAGGCGAAGATAATCGGAGCCAGTTTGCTGGGTAAAGGGTATCCCCTGCTTCAAAAGGAACGTCCAAAGGTAAGGGATTTCCGTTTAAAACAAACACGGCTGAAGATTTTTACGTACCCTAATTATAACGGTTATTCCCGGAGGAAAAAACTTGTTTTGGTCCGTCATTCCAGTGTCTTACCACACCGGCAACAATAAACAAATTAGTTAAAAAGTAGCTAACAAATATAAAAGTACGAATTAAAGCAATGAGATCGGCTTCTCGGTTGTGCACCGATGCTTTTTCCCCTAAAGCTTTACTCCAGAGATTCCACACGTTATGTAACTACCAGAGTCTGGAACAGCTCCAGTATCGTGCGGAGTTTTTATCCATAGGCTCATCGCAACTCATCCTAGATCTGAAGTTTGCGCGACGATCTTTATCATGATGTTGGGTGTAGTCTTCATAACCACGGCGACCATAACGTACAATTTTTTCTTCTCCGCCGTGGCAAGATTTAACTACCCATTTATGGGTGTCGCCTGAGGGAGCCCGTTGAGGCTGGTTGCACTTCATGTGCTCTTTTGCCAACCGCTTGGCTTTAGCGTGATCTGCCATGGTTATAAAAACAACTCATAATATAAAGTTTAATGGATTAACGTCCAAATAATAATTCAGATAACCCAAACTCTCCTCGGCGTGGGTTGAACCTTTCTCCGGCCAAATCGATGCGACGTTGCACTTCATTACGATTTTCCCGGTTTATCATGTTTGTTTTTTCTTTAGAGGACAAAGGACGAATTTCGGCGGTTAACGGTTGATTGACAGAAGTAGGTCTGGCGGCTACACCGGTTCTGGGGGCGGTGCCGAGAAACTGACGAACTTTAGGAATAATTCCTTCGCCAGTTTCTTTACGGACAATTTCGTTTGCAGCTCGAGCAGCAGCAGCCCCAACCAGCCCTGCACCAATCCCCGGAGCAAATGGAGCGGCAATTGGTGTGGATAAAATTCCAGCAGAAGCTGCTGCGGCAGGTAAGCTTTGAACAAACTCTGATGCCATTTGTTTACCCATTTCTATCGGACCTTTAGCATATCCGGTACGAATAGCTTCAGGGCTAGGTATTAAATCAGCAGCTCCTGGTAACAAAGAAGCTGGGGTACGCTTAATTGCTCGCGCAGCTTCAGGAATACCTTTAACAGCGGCTGTTACTGGATCCGAGTGAAAAAATAATTCGCCCAGGCCTCCATTTTTCAATGTAGAATATCGTTTTAAACTTTCAGCTAAATTTAATAATCTGTTGTAATTTGTTTCTTTAACAGATAAATTTCTTAATTTTCGCCACTCTTCACCGCCTGAGCCAGAAAGAAGGGATTCGTCTGCACTCCATGAAGGTATAAAGTCTCTAGAAATTTCAAAAGGAGCTTGAACTTTTCCTAAATTTTCGTATCTTTGCTTTAAAGGTTGCGTAAATTTTTGATCTAAAATTTTATTTGCTGTATTTAAACGAAGAGCAAGTTCAGCGTCAAAAGGAGAAGTTATACTTTTGGGATTTAAGCTACCCACTTCTCTAAAAGGATTAGACAAAATAGATGCATCTAAAAATGTTTTAGGATCATTAAGTACTGCCTTTGTTTTGGCATAGTTACCTTGTGCAATATAAAAATCTTTTAAACGCTCTTTGTCTCCTGTAAAAACTTTTTTTAAATCTATTTTTGTGTCGTAACGGAGAACATCATCAACCGTGGAAGCAAAAGCCTCATTTAACGGACTCGCTGGACTAGCTTCAATTTTAACTTGCTCTATATTCTTATCTTGTACATCAGGCGAAAATCCAGTTAACCAAGGTAAGTGATGACTAATAGTTTCATGTTGAACCCCTCCAAAATCTTTAACGTTTATATTGTTAAAACTTAAACCCGTTTCTCTCTCCCAATTATTCAACCGATCAGCAAAAGTTTGTATTTCTTCTCCGCCTAAATCTTTTAAATATTTTTGTCTTTCTAAAAACAAATCAGAAAGTTCTTGTCTTTTATCCTTGTTTAAGGCAGCAGAAACAGATTTATCATAGTCAGCTTTTAAATTTTTAAAAGAATTTTGTATGTCGCCAATATAGCGATCATCGGCCTGCATTATTGGATTAGAACTAAGAGTATTTAATGGTTCTGCGTCTCTCAACCTCTCAATATAATCGTTAACAAACTTTATTGGTGTATTAAAAATATCAGACATTTTTAAAATTAGTTACTCTTTATCTTAGCAAGCAATCAAAAACTTATTTATTAAATAAGTACTGAATGTAAAAATATTTTAATGTTAGCCACAAAATTAGAGGTTCAGTTTAATGGATTAACGTCCAAATTTATTTTGTAATAGGAAAATCTATTTTGTAATCAAAAGGTTTACCTTGCATTTTCATGACAAGTGCTTGACCAAAAACTGTAAGAGGATCATGATTAGCTAGTGAAAAATAATCGTTACCTGATGGTTTTTCAGAAGACGTATTAAAAGGACTTCTTTTTTGTAATTCGTCCACAAGTGTTAAAATTCGTTCTTGAGATGGAGTCACCGTATTTTGATTCTTATTGGGTAAACGATCGGCATTAGCATATTGGTTAAAATCATAGCGTTCAGTTGCTTGAAAACCTGTAGGTGTGGGTCTAAGCCACATGCTGCCAAAAGATGTGACTGGAGAATCTAGAGAGTTTCCTTTATCGGTTATATTATTATAAGGAACATACCGAATTTGTCCGCTATTGAGTTTTGCAAGATTACTACGAGATTCTGCTAAAGTATCATTAGCTCTACGTCTCCATAGACCAGTTTCGTCGTTAATACCCCCAGAATCAATTTTATTAAGAAGTTTTTGCGCACGTTCTGCGTTAAATTCTTCAATTGACTTACGTGCTTTGAGTGAGTTAAATAATGAGTTAAAAGAGCTTGTTGAATTCTGATCTCTTGAAACTTGGTTAGAAACTGTATCAATAAGTTTATTTGGAACTTGTAAATTCTTATTACCAATTCCAGTGTAATATCTACTAAATAAATTAGCACTAAAAGGTAAACTATTAAGTTTATTGGCCAGTGTTTGTTGTACAACATCAGGAGAATTTTTAACAATATCTTGAACGATAGGTTGGGTTCCTGCTAAACGAGTAGCAATAGTATCCAGTAGAGCTGCTGTTTTAGAATAAGTTACAGGTCCTCCAAAATGGTGAAGAGACGGAGGTGCACCTGTTTGTTCTTGAATTTCTTGAAACTTAGCACCCAATGGCGTAGCTGCTCCACCAGGTAATAAACCACCAAAAACATTTTTATCTACTTGCCCATAACCACGGCGGGCCTTGTCAAAAAGTTGTTTAAAAATACCTAAACCCGCAATATCCCCGTATTCTTGTACGCTGGGATTATAACTAAACGAATTTTCCTCTGATTTTTGAATTGGATCTAGATACCCTCTTAAAAAATCATTAGGTTGAACAGCCAATTGAAATAATCCCTTTTTTTTAATTATAGACTTAAAATTTTAATAGAAGTTAACCGTCAAACTCCACAGGGGGGGAATAAAAGAGGTTCAGACTATTGGGCTTCAAGCTCGTCGTGAATGGCGAGTTGTTCAGTCATAGTGCCTTTAGTTCGTCGGCGATGGCGAGTTATTTCTTCATTGTGCCTCCAGTTCGTAGGCAATGGTGCGGATCTGATCAACGTGCCAATGTTTCATGGAACCAGCCTGATCAGCACTGCACCAGCTCAGGCGGTGGGGTGCTCGAGTGTTGGTTAGTCATGTGATTAGTGTTCTTGACTAGTGATTTTTGTGGATCACGGATTAGCACCTAGCAATCTTGTGGATCACAAAGCATCAATCCGTTAATGACAAAAAGTTTGATTGTTCGCCCGTCGTCTTGCAGACTGATGTGAACGTTGGAGCATTCGTACTGAACAAATTCTCGCCCGTTGTGAGTAATAACTTCTACGCGAGTTACTTCAGGGTAATTTTTTAAAAAATCCCCGTTGGGCATTTGTATGTCTTCAGCCATTTAGCCCCAGCTCATCAGCGATAGCAAGGAGTTGGGACCGACAATCACTCCCTACAAACTCGCAACACGATCGGGCGTAGAGAGCATCCTCCGCTACCACGTGATCGGCAGCAGCACGAAGGGCAGCGGCAAGCTTAACTTCTGCACATATAGGCGCCCCACAAAAAGCATCCCAAACTAACTGGGCGGCAGGGGAAAGGTTAGTCATTTGATTAGTGTGCGGGACTACTAATTTAGTCTGTTTTTAACTTTGTCTGTCTCTTTTATGCTCTAAAAGAAAATATAAACTCCCACAGGCGTTCAAAAGCATGAGCAGCAGGAGGTGAGATATCTGAATCAACAAAACTAATTGCTTCCTCATAGTAAGCTAAAGGTCGATCTAATATATTTTTTTTAGGAACAGCAAAGATAGCCCCGCTTTTAAATTCATACACATTTGGTAAAAAAGAAGTAAGGTTTAGCGTAGAGGCTACGAGAGGTAAGCTTTTATCGTACACACTCTCGTCATGTAAATAATTTTTATAGATTTTATGAGAAAAGTCTCCTAAATAAGTAAAGTTATTTATATCTAAATTATTAAATTTTTCTACAAATTTCAAAGAGTGATCAAAAGGGTTACCTTGACAAAAATATGTAAAATCTGCTAATTTGTCATAGTTAAAAATTATATGGTGTAAATACGTATGTGCCTCTCTTCCAACATTAGATAACTTAGTTACATTAATAAATTTAGAAGGTAAATCACTTCCTTTGTTATATATTTTTGTTTTATGTAATAAATCATTCTCGATTACCCAGTCAAGACTCTCCTCGTACCTAGCCAAAACAAGTTGCTTTTCCATGTAAAAACCGAATGGACGACTAAGGTTACTCTTTTTAAGCTAAAAAAGAACCTGTTTTACTTTTTTTAATTTTTTCCACTTATTTAAAGCACTTTCTATTACCACGTGCATGTCCATGTACTTATACTCCGCCAGCCGACCCCCAAAATAAACATTCGATTCATTACTGGCTAAGGCAGAATATTTTTTATATAATGCTTGATTGTCTTCCGTATTCACTGGATAATAAGGAACTTTATCTTTGGTGTGGTTTAAAGGGTATTCTCTGGTAATTACAGTCTCCTTGCACTGAGCAGACGAGAAAAATTTGTGCTCAATACACCTGGTAAAGGGAACTTCTTTATTAGTATAGTTTACAATAGCGTTGCCTTGATAGTTTGATGTAGTTTCTAGTACCCGATGTTCAAATCGTAAAGATCTATATTCTAAATTACCGTAGCAATAATCAAAATACTCGTCTATTCCTCCTGTATAAACAATAGTTGGAGCTTGTTCTTTCCAAAAACTCCGATTATGTAAATAATTAACATTTAATTTAACTGGAATATCTTTAAGTAAATTTAAAAACAACTCTGTATAGCCTTGGTTTGGTATACCCTGATACTTGTCGTTAAAATAGTTGGTCTCAAACGTAAAGCGTAAAGGTAATCTTTTTATTATAAAAGCGGGTAACTCCTTAGCTGGTCTTCCCCATTGTTTCTCTGTGTAACCCTTAATAAGAGTTTCGTATATATCCCTTCCCACGAGGGCTAAAGCTTGGTCCTCTAAATTACGTATTTCGCCTGTGTAACGTTGACTGTTAATTATTTTTTTTGCTTCTTCTTCTGTTTTAGTCCCCCATAACTCATAAAACGTTTGTAAACAGAAAGGCAAAGAATATAACTTATTTGAAAATAAAGCTTTAGGTCTATTTACAAAAGAATTAAATGTAGCGTATTTATTTACAAAATCCCAAATTTCTTTGTTACTTGTGTGAAAAATATGAGGTCCGTACTCATGTACATCTATAACTCCGTGTTTTCTTGTAAAACAATTGCCTGCTATGTGGGAATTTTTATCTATTACTAGACATCTGTAACCTTCATCTGTTGCTAAACGAGCAAACGTTGCGCCAAATAAACCAGAACCTACTACTAAAAAATCGAGGCTCATGAGTAGTGCATTTAAATAGCTTGAACATCTTACGACATGAACTGTACAGCACTTCCTGACCTGTTCGCTATTTGCAAACAGCAAACCCGTCGCTTTCCACGGGGTTAGAAGTGGGGCGCTCTAAACTTTTGTATCAAGCCCTGTCTGAATCAAGTCTGGGCTGGACCTCAACCCAGCCATCGACTGTGAGTTTGTAAAGTTTGTTATCGGCAAGGCGATGGATGGTTTCGGAAAAAAATCGTTGCCGAAGCTCGGCTTTGCGACGTTCAATTTGTTCGCGGCGTTTTTGGCTGATGCTTTTGGTAAGGTCAGAGAAAAAACGTATCACTGTCCGGGTCGGGCTTTTAGGGGCGTTCTCAAACTTTCGGGCGAGAAACGTTTAATGCAGTTAACCTAGCTGCACCCCAGCATCGTAGGGGTTCAGTTACTGTGGCATCGGAATTGTGTAAATAGCCGCAGAGTGCTCATGACTGCCAGTGAATAAACTTAATAAAATAAGTGCAGCAAGCAGCAAGCTCCCAACGGCAAAAGCGGAATCTCCAGGCATGTCAGAATAGAAATAGTGTAAGTACGTCTGAACTACCGAGGATTTCTCGGTGGTTCCAAGGACACCATACCACTGGGTGAAGCCGTGTGCAAGCGATGGAGAAGACGTGTCCACAGGGTTAGAAATGAAGACCAGGCTTTAGGGGCGTTCTCAAACTTTCGGGCGAGAAACGTTTAATGCAGTTAACCTAGCTGCACCCCAGCCTCCTAGACGTGTTCACTAATGGGGCGAGTTGATTAAGCATGTCGGGTGAAGTCCCCGTGTAGCTCACAACGTAGCGTTTTCACCGCTTCTGCACACTTGTGTTTGCAGTCAAAAGCGGGGGTCTTATAGATCTTGTGCTGATGCTGGACGGTGCCAAACCACTTCTTAGTGGTGCTGTTCCAGGAAACACCTTTGTAGCCGGAGGTATTCCGCTTGGACAACCGAGCGTTGCAGTTGTTCGATTCGTAGGTAGCCGCACGAAGATTTTCGATACGGTTGTCTGCCGTGTCACCGTTGATGTGGTCTAGCATCACCGCCGGATCGTTCCCGTGCATAGCCCAGATGATGCGATGGACTAGGTACTTTTTGAAGTTGATGCCGACAACTAGGTAGCCACGCCCGTTGACGCAACCAGCTTTTGAACCAGCCTTGGCCATTCCGCTTTTTGTTGTCTTCCAGTACAAGGCTCCATCCCGATACTCAAAAAGCTCGTGAAGCTCTTCAGTAGACGGCAGGTCAGTTGCTGCAGGCAAGGCAGAAGGCGCAGTAGTAACAATTATTTTACCGCTCACTACTAGCGGGCTCTTGAGTACTGCAGGGGCGACTCTGCAAAGGCGGCGTAAATAAAGCCGATATTAGATTCATTAATAAACGAACCCTCTCTAATTTTGAAACCATTGGACAAGAAGTCTATGGAGTTTGTGCCGGAGTCTTCAGCACTAGCTAGATTTGGAAAGAGCTGGGAAGCCATAACGTTGTAGGTGTTGCGGGCGGCGTCAAAAATGCGCCATGAACCGTAAGTTGCTGCGCCGCTTGCTTTTACCATCACCCATCTTGGCCTAAACCCGGTATAAACAAACGGCCCATCTGCGCTGCCATTGCCGGTGTAGCTGCCAAAAGAAGAGTACCCGGCTACTGGGGCGAAGCAGTAGAAGACGAAATCTTGAGTGCCACTAACGACCCAGCTAACGTTGACCGCTGTTCCAGTTGCACCCATTTGCAGCGTCGATGATGTCATTGCACCCCAAGTTGTCGTACTGGTGGTGGCTGCTGCCGTCGATTGAAGCTCTAGTTTGTTGTTTGCAGGCAGCGAGGCGTTCCACACATACCAAGGAATAGCTGCACTGCGATTCTTGCCTATAACAAGTGCCGGAGTGACCCCTAACCCGTGACCGATTGTTGGTCCTGAGGCCGATGCGGATACCGATGCGGTAACAATCGAGAACCCCGCACTCGGATTAGCCCTCACCTGACTAGTGATGGAGCCTTGTGTGTTGGTAACTGTTGAGGTTCCGGCGTCCCAGCACCAGGCGGCATAGGTTTGTGCATTAGCGTTGACGGAACCAACGTAGGTCACATCACCAGACATCGACCAGCCATCTGATGTAAACGCTGTTGGTCCTGTAGGTTCTGTGTACTCCTGCACAGTCATGCTGGAGCTAAGTGTTTTGGTTGCGCCTCTAACCGAATCAATCAACGTGTGATTATACGAAGTGCTGCGTACTTTCATCCACACTAAATCCGGGCTAAACCCCAACCCGCTGATCGTCTGCGTGCTGCCATTGCCGGTGTAGAGCTTCACGTCCATCACCGTCGAAGGCTTGGCGACTACTGGGGCGGGCAGGTTGGTATCGCACAGTGCCTTGAAGCCGCTGGGGGCGGTGTAGGCGAAGGGGCGTTGGCCGAAGTTGAATTGAACCGTTGCAGCGTTGGTATGTCCAAAC